TCAATTAACCTTTCGTTAGAACGTGCCGCGGCATCGTTTTTTGACATGTTGGTTACAAGGGCGTTTTCGATTTCTTTTGATATCATCTTATTTCTTCTTTTGTTTGTTTGTTTGTTTGTTTGTTTGTTTGAACCGGGACATGTCCCGATTCGGTTTTGATGCTGTTATAAATAGCACCACCTCAACCAGCGAACCGGGACATGTCCCGATTCGTTGGCTGCCACGGTGTTACTTAACGAGTGAAATAATTTCTTCCGCTTGTTCTTCTGTCATACCCTCTTCAACCGCCGCCGTCACGGCTTTTAGAGCAGTCTCAAACTTAGTAACCGGAGTGGGGGGAGGCGTGAGATAACCGCAAACACGATTGAGTGCTTTCTTGGCGGATTCCGCCCTTTTTCCGACAAACATCGGACCCTTACGGCCATCTTCAACGGTGCAATTGTATTTCCTAGCAACAATAGGACGTATGTCATTCTTGAATACTTTTAAGCGCCTGTCGGAAAGATATTGGTTTTCTCTTAGGTTGAATTCCTTTCGGAGTAAATCAATTAACCTTTCGTTAGAACGTGAAGCGGCATCGTTTTTTGACATGTTGGTTACAAGGGCGTTTTCGATTTCTTTTGATATCATCTTATTTCTTCTTTTGTTTGTTTGTTTGTTTGAACCGGGACATGTCCCGGTTAGTTCACCATTCTAACAATGCGCCATTTTTTCTTCGAGCAACCGCTCATAAATCACCGGACCTTGAACCTTGATCCATGGATCAGGATGCAGGACGCCACGGGTGGGGGGCCACCTTTGTCGCGTCGTCGCGCTACTACAATACACCCTCTGTGAAAAAATTTGACAGATCCCATCCGGTCATTATTGTTCCGTATGTCCACGAAAGAAAAACCAAAGGAATCGTATTACGAGCGCAATCGTAGACAGCGTCTGGCCTACCAGAAAGCCTACTACTGGAAAAACAAAGAGGGGATCAAGGAAAAGAGAAAAAACAAAGAAAAAAATGACCCCGAAGAAATCCAAAGAAAAAGAGAATACGCAGCAGCATATTACAGAAAGAATAGAGAGCGTATTTTCAAAAAACGAGCGGAAACGAAGAGAAGGCGGTTAGCCAACCAAAAATGAGCGGTAAAGGCGATCTGATAGCATAAAAGAGAGCCATCCGGTCATGTTATAATTTTCACAAAAACTGATATAATACACCACCCCCTTTTTAAACCTTGTGCGAAAGTATGGTTACCCTGTTTATATAAACAGGGAAACCAGTATATAATAAAGACTTTTTAATAGGGGGGTTCGGAAATCTAAACTTTATGAGTAAAAAGTCAGAAAACACCCTAGTAGCCGTAAAAGGCTTACCGCACTACCTGATTACCCCTGACGACTACGTGTATTCTAAGTTGTCGTCTAGAAAGATAAAGAGACGATGGTATAACCAAAAGTGGCATTCTCCTATACGCTACAATGGCAAAACATATGTCGTAGGACACGACGACCTGATTTCGCCTCTTTTCGATGTGGAGAAGCTCGAACAGGCTCCTGTAGACCCACGGAGCTACACGGAGGTCAGAGAGATTCCCGGATACCCTTCTTATGGTATGACTAAAGAGGGCGTAGCGTGGCGTATGAAGCCTTACAAAGGCAACCGAAGAGGTAGAAAGACACCTTTTCAATTGAAGGAGAGAATGCACCACGGCAGCATCTACTACAAACTGACTGATGAGGAAGGCAAAACGAGCATCAAAAGGGCGGTTCGTATCCTCAAAGAAACGTGGGGAGACCAGTCTTAAATTTTTGACAATACCAAAAATTTAAACTACGGTCCATAATGCTAAATAAAAAGCCTACTGGGGTGGACGCGCTGGATTTAGAAAATCTAGACGACAAAGGTAAGCCCGTCGAAACCCGCCTCCGGGATGTTAAGAGTGCGTTGTCTATCTACGCTACCTTGAGGAAGGCTGACGAGAAGTCAGCAGTCAATCGTGCCCGAATCGACGCGATGTTTGACGGAGCTTCTCCGTATAATGACGACAAATTACGGGCGAGCGGTCAGTCCCTCAAAACCAATTTAAACTTCGGGGAAGCACAGCGGTTCCTAGACATCTCACTCTCAGCTTATGTTGACTTGTATTCTAGTTTAGAAACTCTTGTAGAGGTCAGCGGAACTCTAGGCGAGGCTGCCGAAGTCCAAGAAATGGAGAGTATCGTGGCTGAAGAGTTGACTCACATGATGAGGTCTTGGCCCGAGTTCCACAGTAGCTATCTGAGACTATGCACAACTTTCATTAAGCACGGTGTTGGCGTTGCCTATTTCGACTCACCCGAAGATTGGAGATTTCGTGTAGGAGGGTTTACAGACCTCCTTATCCCACGCCAGACCCCATCATCCGAAGATGCCGTGGACGTTGCTGTTGGTCGCAGGGACTACCTAGTTCACGAGTTATATCACTTTATTAAAAACGAAAAGGCCGCTAAAGCCGTCGGTTGGAATGTGGACGAAGTTAAACGAGTGATCAAAACTAACACGAAGACTACAGGCCGGGGCCACATGGAGAGTGGCTCAATGTATACCGATTATGAGGCGATTCAGTCTGAACTTAAAAACAACGACCTCTACACAGGTATCCAGAATCCAAAAGTACCCGTTCTCCATTTTTGGGTCCGCGAGATGGATGGGACAGTCAGCCACTACATTTGTGCGGAGGATAGTCCTAAAGATTTCTTATACAAAAAGATTAGTAGGTTCGGTTCCCCCGAGCAAGCATACGTTATGTTCACCTACGGCGTAGGTAGCAATGGCACATATCACAGTATTCGGGGTCTTGGACAGAGAATCTTTTCTCACATTCAGACTTCTAATCGCTTGCGCTGTCAGCTAGTAGATGGAGCCATGCTCGGGTCTGCTGTGATGATTCAGCCCGAAAGCCAAAGAGCTTTAGACGAATTACAGTTCACTTACTACGGAGCCTACGCCATCCTGAGTCCCGGCGTTAACATCGTAGAGAAAGCCATCCCAAATCTTGGTAATGCCGTTGTTCCAGCCCTTAATGATCTCACGGCACAGTTACAACAAAATACAGATACCGTTTCCACTTATGGTCCGGGCCAGAGTTCACCATACAGGAATCAGATGCAGATCGCTTCTGATATTGATATTAATACACGGATCTCTGGTGCTTCGTTGAACTTGTTCTATTCTTCTTGGACCCGACTTATGCGCGAGATTGTTCGCCGAGTTACCACGAGCAAGAAAAGTGACCCTGCTGTTAAAGAATTTTTCCGCCGATGCACTGAGCGCGGCGTTGACGAAAAGTTTGTCCGAAGCCTCGACCTTACCAAGACACGAGCAGTCCGCTCTGTAGGTAACGGGTCTAAGGCGGGACGACTCGTCGCACTCCGCGAACTCCAAGGAATGTATGGGCGACTCGACGAAGTAGGTCGCCGTAACCTTGACCGAGACGTTATTTCTTCAAGTGTAGGGCACGAGATTGCTAACCGCTACCTCCCTGCAACCACTGAACCAAGAACTACTGTTGATAACAAGATCGCGTTTCTTGAAAACCAGCAGCTTAATCAAGGATCGCCCGTCCCCGTCTTGTCTACTGAGATGCATGGAACCCACTTGCAGACTCACGTTCCAGCCCTCGCTCAGTTGATTGAGGCTCTTAACACAGGTCAGGCTGACCCGATGCAAGCGATTAACACCCTACAGGCTTTCTATCGGCACATATCAGAAACGCTCCAGTTTGCTGCCGCCGACTCGTCTCTGGAGGCTGACGTCGCATCTGCTAATCAGGTGATGCAATATGCCGAAGAGGCTATTAACAATACAATGAAGTCGATTCAGAAGCAGCAGAGGGACGCCGCCCAACAGGAGGGAGGGGCGCAAGAAGGTTCTCAAGAGCTATCTCCCGGCCAGATGAAGATGCAGCAAGCACAGATCCAGATGCAGATTGCTCAGATGAAAGCCGAGCAAGAGATGGAATTAAAGCAGAAAAAGTTTGACCAAGAGCAAGCTATGCGCGATGCAGAGGCAGCCCTGAAGTTCAGGGAAGAAAATCCTATCTAATCTATGTCTAAAAACAAGAAAACGCTCCCAGTCGATCTGGATGCGTGGTTCAATGATATTTCCTCTGTAGAAGAGTTACGAAAGATCGTAAACTCCGATACTTTTTTGAAAGCTGCCGCCACTCTGAAAGAAGCGGCTGGGCCAAATTTTTCCAGCCTTGCTCAAGCCCCCGAGCAAAATGCTTTGCGAATGGCTTGGTATGCAGGTTATAGAGATGCTTTTACTGACTTAGTTAAGATGACTAAGTTCCCTGTTAGTAAAACCAACGCCCCTGAAGAGTGGGATCATGTAACCTTAAATAACTGATATGAGCGAGCAAGAAGCAGTAGCCGAGCCTGTGGTTGAAGAAATCCCAGCCGTGGAGCAACTACCAGAAGAAACACCCATCGAAAATAGTTTCGAGGATGCGATTGATCGAGCTATGGATAGCTTGGACAACAATATCAACGGCGAAGCGCAACAACCCGAGCCTGAAGCCGCGGCAATAGAAGAGGGGAACGAAGAGTCCCCTGATTCCTATGACGAACCACTCCCCGGAGATGACCTCGACGCGGAACTTACCGATTGGACACCCAAGGCTGCAAAACGGTTCAAACAACTCAAGGAAGAGCGGAAACAATACCGCTCTGAGTTAGATGACCTTCGCCAGAAGACCAGCCACTACGAGACCAAGATTCGAGAGTTGAGCGGTGGTGAAGATTCAATCGAGGCTCTCCAAGAGCGAATTAACGAATATGAGAATGATCGTATGATCAATAATCTTGAGAAGTCTCAGGTTTATCAGGAAGTCATTGATATCCCCTTACGAGACACCGTGGCCGCTATCGAGGCTCTTGCTAATCAGTATAACCTAGACGCCGATGAGATCATAGAACTTGTTTCAGAGGAGAACGTAGATGAACCACCCGAGACTAACCCTGATGGGAGCCGGTACGTCACAAAGGACGAACGATTAGAGTCCCTTCTTGCTACGGCCCCACTTCGCGTTCAGGCTGAGATGCTAAATCAAATCAAGTATGTTGATGAGATCTTTGACCGCCAAGGGGAACTATTTCAGAATGCAGAAGAAGCCCTCAAAGAAGCGGAACTTGTTGAAGAGGAGCGGAAAAATCAAGAAGCCTTTCGGAGGTCGCAAGAGCGTTCTGCTGTGACTAAGAATGTGTTGGGGCGAATTCAAGAGAAGATCCCCTTCATCAAGAACATGGACGGGGTAGACATGGAAGCCCTTACTGAGGAAGTAGCCTCTGTTGACCCAATGGATACTCACTTGGTGGACCAGCAATACGCTTTTGCTGTGTCAAAGCTGTTCCCCTCCGTGATCCGTGAATACTTGTCCCTGCAACGTGAACTAGAGACCGTGACCGACCGACTCAGTGAATATGAGGACGCAGAGCCGGGATCAGGGTCCACGGTTCGGGGTTCAATGCCCAGCAGCAACCCCTCGTCGAAGGGTGAAGGCGGGTTCCTTGATCGGGTCAATGCAGCACTTGGTGGGTAGTATTTTTCATGCGCCGAGTCCGACTTAAGGATTCGCTACCCCAAACCAAAGATACCCTCTAGGGCTAAAGTCTTAGGGGGTATTTTTTTTATTGACTCTTGTCTTAATTAATGTTTTAGTGTTTAAAATCGAGATAGATTGTCAGGTTGCTCTAGCCATAAAATAGTTCTATTGACTTACTAACTCTAAAACTCGTCGAAGACTTTACGGTTGCTCTAGCCTTACAAATAGTTCTAAAGCGGTCAAAGACGGTCCTAGTCTGCTAATGTACTATTCATTAGCACATCTAAACCACAACCCCGTTTTATCATGTCAACATTTGACTTAGGTTCCGCAGGAACCACTGCAATTAATACGATTCTGGCTGAAGAAGCCAACCGAATCAACCAAGACGTATACACCCGGACTGTCCACACTTCTGCGTGGATGGATCTGATGAAGCAAACTGCCTTCCCGGATGGGATGGGTTATCAACTCAGCACCCTCGTGTATGATCGGGCTATCCCGACTACCGACTCTGCTGGTGATACTGCTGGTGTTAACTGGTCTGCACTCGGAACTCTGAATGCATCCGCCAACTCTTTCGACACCTCTGACCTCGGACAGCCCCTCAAGGACGCTGCTGATGATGTTCAGGGTGGTCGCGGAACAGGCGCTGCTGACAACCGTTCGTTTGTTCAGTTCTCCAAGCAACTCAAGAAATACAACATCGACCGAGCAGTAATCGAGTCCCCACGCATCTCGCTGGAAGACCTTCGCTTCGCCGCTCACCGTCAGGAACAGCTTCGTGCCATCATGGACAACATGGCTGAGTCTACCCGATACACTTGGGAGAATCGCTACCGTGATGAGTTCTCGAAAGTATCTGACAGCTACATCGGTGCTGTTGCTTCTGGAACTGCTATTCAGTCCGGTTTTGAAGGCACTGAACTAGCTGGTACTGTCGATCTCGGCACTGCTGGTTCCTTCACCGTCCCAACGAGCAACATCTCCAACGCTCTCCTCGACAAGTCTTACTTCAACCTCGTCCGCAAGGGTGCAGGTAGCGAGGCTTATGGTCGTGAGAACGGTCGCCCCGTGTTTGGCCTTGTTCTTAGTTCTGAGGCTTCCTACCAGCTTCAGACCGAAGCAGGTTTCCGCGACGATGTTCGTTACAACAACAGCAAGGTCAGTGATCTCATCGCTCCTCTCGGTGTTGAGAAATCATTCCGTGGTTTCTATCACCTTGTCGATGATCTCGCTCCTCGCTTCACTCTGGCGAATACGGATCAGATTACCCGAGTTCTCCCTTACGCGGTTTCCAGTGGTGTGACCACTCCAAACAGTGCTTACGAGACTGCTGAATACGAAGCAGCTTTCGTGATTCACCCACACGTTTGCGAGTCTCAGATCCCGAATCCGTTCAGCGGAGCGCAAGGTATCTCCTTCGATCCTGTTAGCTACCGTGGTGACTTCAAGTGGACGAACATCCCTAACGAGGTTACTAACCCAGACGGAACTATTGGTTTCTTCCGTGGCGTTCTCGCCAGTGCGACCAAGCCAATCAAGACTGATCTCGGTTTTGTCATTCTGTTCAAGCGGACCTCCACAACTCCCGCTGCGTAATAACCCACTTAGTTTGAGAGGGGTGGTAACTCCACCCCTCTCTTGCTAAGGACAACAAAGAAGGATATCATGCCTACTCTAGACGACGCACCAACCATCGAAACCCTCGCGGGTGACGACCTCACATCTTCTGACGTTTCAGATGCCGTAAAAATTGCACGAGCAGACCTCGTTCAAGTTTTTGATGTCTCTGAACAGAAGGTTAAGACTATCTCTGTCCAAGAGCTTGGAGAAGCCCTTGGTGTAACATTCAGCTAAATCTTTATGGGTAGCCTCTGATATGGGGCTACCTGTAAAACCAACAGATATTATGGCTCTTAGCGAATATCATAAAAAGAGGCTACAAGAAAAGATCCTTGAGATGTCTGATGAGGATCTTATCGGACTCGTCGAGGCCCAGTCCCAAACTGCTGGATTTAACCCAGACGTCGAAGAACGACAAATGGTGGGCGTCCAGTATGCGAGAGGAACTAAGGCGGGGCGGAAAAGATACGAAGACGCTAAAGCTCTAGCGGCTGCCCGTCTAGCTGAGATGGGCGAAATGGTTGACGCAGAGCAGCAGAGACGTGCAGACCTCAGATCAGATGAAATTGATATACGTGAGAACGTCAAACAAGCTCCCGAAGTATCTCCCTTTGCACCAAAGTCCGTAATGGATAGAGATCCAGAAGAAGCTGGGATGAACCTCGCCGATATAGTTGAAAGGCGGCTTGCATTGCAACAAGCAATCGCAGACTCCGATGATCCTCAGATGCAGAGAGAATCAAGTGAGATTGACTCCGAGACCGCACCCACTGTTCGTGATGACGAAGATATGCGGGAGGTATCTCGCAATAAAGGAGATAAACGCGCAAAAAGGCGAGCGAGGAGAAAAGAACGAAAAAGTCAATTACCTGAGCCACCCGAGGAGAATACAGCAATAGATTTTGTAGGAAAAGCCGAGCCAAGTGGTAGCCCTCTGATAGGGACAGATGATATCAAGGTGTCAGATCCTATGTCGGAGCCTATGTCAGAGCCCATGGTAGAGCTTAGTGAAGAAGAGGCTGGGCGTCTATTTAGGCTTATCATGGGCAGTTCCTTCGACCCTGTGTCATCAATGGATAAGGGTAAGATGGAAATACTGAAGAAGGCAAAAGCCGAGAATCCTGATCTCACAGACAATCAACTCGCCCTCAAAATCTATCGCGATTACATGTAATGAACTACGTTGATAAAAAAGAGTCAGGAGAAGTCAAGGATCTGGAGATGGCCGAGCAACAGCTTCGCAATATCCACGCTAATGCGATTGACTTGCTCAGACATCTAGAGAAACAACCCCACTGCCCTCTACTGTCTCAGGCTTGGGTTCAGTCAAAAGTTACTTTGTCGAATGCTTATGTTGACTCAGTTCGTGACTATGTTATCAACAGTCAAAAAGAACTAGAACACATGGATGATGATGACGGAGTATATGACAGCGATGATGGCCCCACGGGCTTCCTCATTGCTGTCGAGAAGAGTGCATCAAAGTATTAATCCTAGACACCATGACAAACGATATCGAAAAACAATCAGCAGGTAGAGGCGGCGCAACTTTTGTCAACACGACAGGAAGCCCAGTCAGTGGAGAATACTGTGCTATTCAGTGTGTTTCTAATAACACCAACTTTAGCTCTATCACCATGGATGCACTAGACGGCGACACTATAAGCAGCAGCGATAATTTCCCTGCTGGCTTCACTATTCTGGGAAGCATCAAATCGTTTACTTTGAACAGTGGGTCCGTTATTGCTTATAAGGCGGTATCCTAACCTAGATTCAGAATGAGTTGGGCACAGGCCATATCAGAGGTTAAGCCCGAGTTACTTCGATGGGCTGTAAACTACTTCGGCCTAGCTATCGTCTTGGGAGTCTGCTCATGGCTCCTCTGGGGTGAGTATCAAGCTCAGATTGATGCTAGGTTCGCATCTATCGAGCGAGAACTTAGCAGCTACAAAGATCGAGTAGGTTTCCTAGAGGCGGACGCGCTCCACCGAAGGACTATTGAAGCAGAAGAGCAGAAGCAGCGAGCCGAATTGTTCTCGGCCATAGAGCGACACCTAGACTCGATCAGCCGCTCGAACTAGCTTGAACCTATTATTTTTCTCTCTACTATATCCTGTATGAGAAAGATAAAATTCGCGGGTATACGGAGAAGTGGTAATCACGCGGTTTTGGGGTGGGTAGCTGAGAAGTTTATAGGGGGAAAGACTTTCTTTCTGAATGATGTGGTGCTTGATCGAGATTACTCCAGTAAGAAAAAATCAGACTCTCTCCCCACAGATAAACTATGTCGCCGAGGAAAGGCTTCGCTGTTTTTATCTAGCTATGAAGATAAAAGTTTAGCTGAGTTTAATAACCACCAACCATTATTGGATGTGGTACACACGGGGGAAACGAAAGTTGTACTCCTGAGAGATCCTTTCAATACGTTTGCCAGCCGACTCAAATGTATAAGGAGTCGTCGGGACAACCAGTATATGCAGAGACTTTTGAATGACGAACCTTCTCTGCTAAAGGGTGGGATGCCGGAAATATCCAGCCTCTGGAAAGAATATGCTAAGGAATACTTAGGCGTGACCAAAACCCTGAAAGGCAAAGTCATATTTGTTAATTACAATCTGTGGACTCAAGATCCAGTCTACCGGACTAAGTTAGCAAAGGCTTTAGGGCTGCTAGAAGACGGCGAGCCTTTTGAGAGAGTCCCCGGCTACGGTTTTGGGAGTTCTTTTGATAATCGGAAAAAAGACGGAAAAGCCACAGAGATGGACTTAGCGACTCGGTGGAAGGGATATCGCGAGGACGAGGATTATCTTAATTACTTTGATAAGGAGATCTATGATTTATCCAATGAGATATTCCCCGACATAGGCAACCCATTCAGGTAACAGACCTTTTGAGTTGCAATTAGGGATAACAAGAGCAACTTTACTCTTGGGCATGAAACTAGGTTTAAACAAAACATTGTCGGTTGGTGGGTTGGATACACCCCTCATTGGGAACGCCGGGGCGGGTGGATCATCGTCCTCGTCTTCAAGCTCACAACAGAGTTCTTCAAGCTCACAACAGAGTTCTTCAAGCTCGCAGCAAAGTTCTTCAAGCTCGCAGCAGAGTTCTTCAAGTGCGCAGAGTTCTTCCAGTTCACAGCAGAGTTCTTCAAGTGCGCAGAGTTCTTCCAGTTCACAGCAGAGTTCTTCCAGTTCACAGCAGAGTAGCTCATCAAGTTCATCATCTCAGTAAGACCGATTCGATATGCCAATCAATGTTGGAAGTCAGCCTACACCGAAGAGACAGAGAGTCCTTACCTTTGTCAGCCCTAACGTGGCCGACATACTATTTTACGAGACTGTCGATACCCAGCGTGTGAAAGAGAACATCCCTGCTTACGGGACAGCGCACCCAGACACGACCAATTGGCCTAACCACGAACTCGTCTATGTGCAGCAAGACAGCGCAGAGGGACAACTTTATCGCTACTACTATGCGGCTAATCGAGCCTCCCAAGATGCCTATAACTACGAACTACGAGATGGCTCCGAGCTTACGCGGACTTACATTATTAAGAGAAGCGAGTATCCATCTACGTTGACCCCACCCGCTGGAGGAACTCTTGACAGCGTGTTCACAGATTACGGGTTTGTGGGTGACACCATAAGAAGTATAGGAGACCCCTTGTCTGGGGTTTACATTGCTGTTCAACGTAGATTTGTTGTCCCCCAGACTGTTGACCACATATACGACGCTAACCTAGAGGGTAATATCAAAGTTACTAAGACTATTGTTCCGTCGGGGTATGACCTTGTAGCGCAAGGCATAACCAACTCACCCGGAGACACCAACGAAGTCCGTCACGGGAATAACTTTCACGATGTTCTTATTAACCAAACCATCAAGGACAGTGAAGGAAACATCGCGGATAGAAATCTTGAGACCGTATATGGATCACAAAAGTATGACGGGATACCTCAGAGATTAGATTCAGTAGATTTTGACTTTCTCGCTGCTTGGCAGACGGGAACTAATTCAAACGGTGATAGAACAGGTCAGTATTCTGAAGATAATACCGCTGAGTTTCCGGTCACCGCCCCGTCATCTGGCCCGTTTAAAACAAAAATACAACGAACTCTAACTACAACCCCGCAAACAAAAGTAGACGCTATATTGTCTTCAGCCACGCTTTTGCCTAGACCAAAACGACAAGATGTGTCTTACAAGTATGTGGCATATAGCACGAACCCACCAACGGCGCAAGCATCAGCTAGGCAATACACTCTTCCTGCTGCGATACACGGGTCTATCACAGTTAATATAAACGGGGTAGTTAATGGTTCTTCAACTGCCCCCACTGGAATCACTATAGAGCGCGTCTTTGAGCCGACTTCACTCCCCGCGACTCCCGGATTCAACGGGACTGATTTGGTTGGTGATTACTTGATAAATGTGACGGTGAGGCAGACTAGCCTCGACTTATTTGTCGTGGAGTCCACAGAATTGCAGCTAAACGGAGTATACTCGTAGAGTAATGGCTGAAGAATTCCAGTATTCACAAGTTAACGCGAGTGCCCCCGAAGAATCTTTTGGGAACCTGTCTGGAGTGGAGACCCAGATCCCTAATCCAGATCTCGTTTACGGCCCGTTAGAAGTAGGTCCATGGCCGGATAATCCTATTGTAGACTTCGCCCCTATGGGGCTTTTCATACAAAAAGAAGCCCCAATGTTTGGGGATTCTGATTCCAGTTCCAGTTCCAGTTCCAGTTCCAGTTCCAGTAGTTCCAAGTCTACGGCTATTGTGCCGTGTAATTGGAATGAAACAGGTTACACAGCACTGTTTATTGCAGAGATGCCAGAGGTCCGATTCGATGATCACGTTGAAATATCTCCTACTAAGAGGTTCAGTAAGATTCCCCTAGATTCTAAATTTTTAGAAGTTTGTGAGCCAGATACGGTCAGGGTTATTTCGGCCATAGGAGATACAGGAAGTGTTCGCTACGCCAGAGTCGAAGAAAAAGAAATAGTCTTATCCCTACCTCTTTTTATGAGACCAAAAAAAGTTTTCGTCCGCTTAAGTGGTATACGTAGGGGTTTCCGGGGTCACCGATTCCCTGACAGAACAGAGAACCAGTTCATACACAACGAGAAGTTTATTAACTCGGCATATCCAGATAAATGATATGAGTTCTTCTGATAGTAGTGCATATGGTAGTTCAAGTAGTGCTGGCAGTGTGAGCAGTAGTAGCAGCATAACCAGTGGTAGTGGTAGCAGCAGTAGCAGTAGTAGCAGTAGTAGCAGTAGTAGCAGTAACTATGGTTCCTCGAAAACCTCTGGCTCTGTCTAGCTCAAGTACTGTTCTACTTCTGACCAAATTATCTTATTTACAGTGGGGGACGCTCCTCCATCAATATACTTTCTGATTGATCTAACAACGTCATCTGAGGTTATCATATCCATGCATCTTGGTATCGGTGGCCCATCTCCTCTAGTTGCAACAGGCATACTACAAAGACTAGAGTCTTGGCTAGACCCATCATTTCTAGGTTCTACTCTTGACTTCCAACAGCCTCCCGTTTGACAACAAGGGAGTGCCCCTTGGGTGTGGAGAAACTGATGACTCGGATAGTGTTCCCAAGAAACAGGTTCTCTGCCACCAGCAATAACTACACAAGGTCTACAGGGAAACTTATTATTCTTGGTAGGGACCGCAGCAGCCATGTGCATAAGGCCGGTCACGGGACACACCACCCCAGAACTGTGATAAACTAGGCGTACGAGTTGTCGGTTATCTGTTTTCCCTCTAAGATCAATAGCACCCTTGAGAGGCGGGTGGTGATGATCGTTAGTACCCACTTGAACAAATAATATCTCTCCCTTTAGAGCATCAACCACCTCCTGATATCTCTCATTATCCCACCATTTACACGTAAAGTCATACTTACCTCCAGATACGATAATCCAGAAAGGGACTTCATATTTCGTTATGTTTTGAATTTGATTTATCCACTGTTTTTCTTCATTGGATAAGTGTATGTCTCCCCTGAACTCTGTTATAGGAATAGGTAACTTTAATTTATCAGAAAGAAATTCGTGGTATGCTTCTATGAAATGTATAGGTCTTCTATTACTTTCGTGTATTGCCGGGTATTCTAGTCTTATACATTCAACCCCCTCGTTTGAGTCAAACTTGTGAATGTAGGGGTTATGCTCAAATAATTCAGAAGCGGACCCTTGATAGCCTGTCTGAAACTGCCCCGGATACTCTTTGTGTAGGTCTCTAAGAACAGACGTACTAACTACCACATCCCCTAGACTTAATTTATTTTCTAGAATTATTTTACGCATAGGGTATTCTTTTTCAGCATTGAAATTATGCTTTAATACACTACTTTATACTATGGCCCAAACTGTCGCGTCCCTTTCGACATACCTCTCGACCTACATACCTCCGGGAGAAACTTTTGTCAATTATTTGAACTTAGCGTTGCCCAGACTTTATTCTATGGGGTACTGGAGAGATCTCATGTTTGAGCATACGATCTCAACCACAAACAATTACTTTGCCCTCCCTTACGAGGCTGAGTCTGTGGTTTCGGCGGTTGTTGATGGCTTCCCGGTTGATATGAACGCGAGGTGGCAAGACTACCGAACTAATGGGCGCTTCGTAAATAGTCCCGATGAGATATATGGGATCGTCGATGACGGGCTACACCCCACCAAAGTTGACTTGAACGAGTCCAAAAGATACAACATCGAGGCGAGGCCAGTACTCCCGAACAACCTCTTGCCGAGTTCCGGTTCTATTTTTGTAGTCTACGTTAATAAGAATGGCGGTAAGATAGAGCATGAGATCGTGATGAATGGGTTGGGGTCGGCGGGGACTTCTCTTGGATATAATCTTGGGGCCGTTTCCGTTGATAGTATTCGTTTCGATGGAGTCACAGATTTTGTAGAAGTGGTAGCCGTAGAGATAGACATTGAGTCCTCTAGTTCTAGCTCTAGTTCTAGCTCTAGTTCGAGTCCATAAATATTAAACTTAAATTAATTTATACAGACGCATGGAGACACTGACGTTAGCTAAAGGCCGTGGTAACGACATACCACGATACAGGAGATTTCGGCTCGCTAACCCCCAAGCTAAGGAAAAGCACATAGCCTTACTTTTGAAGAGGCGTTTTTTCCCTCTTCTTGATAATACAGATGTAGTTAATCTATCTAATATAAACGTCATAAAACACGCTTTGTTAGGTACGGTAGCTGAAGATAACTCAGATACGGAAAGAGCTAATTTTCACTGGGGAATGTGTAAAATGATTCTTGATGAGGAAAAAGATGCTTTTCGTGGGATGGCGAAGCCCAAAGTTAATCTTGACCCCACAGGGCAGACGGGGCATAGTATTAGGAACATCTTATAACAGTTATGAATAAAGAATCCATCCTCGGTGTAGTACGGCATATTTTGACCTTTGGTGGCGGCCTTCTCGTATCGAAAGGTGCGTTAGACGAGCCTATGATGCTTGAAGCAGTGGGTAGTATTATCACACTCATCGGCATCATTTGGTCTGTCCGCCAGAAAGCGGAGAAAGCGGAGAAAGCCGAGCAAAAGTAAATGGGAGCAGTTCTGTCGGCAGTTGCTTCGGCTCTGTCTGCCGTTGCTTCTTATTACAAGTTTGTCTTCCCTGTTAGGGAGATGCGCTCGATACAGCGGGAGATACACGAATATGAAGATGAGATACATATCCTTGGTAATCGCGGCACTCCTGCTGACAAACTGCGCATCGAAGTCGTCGCTAGAAGAAAGCGAGACGCAGAAGAACAACTCCGCACTTTACGATCCGCCTACCCTGACCCTGATAAAGGGTAAATCCTACCAGTTCAAGGAGGGTGTATTAGAGGGCCGTGGTCAAAAGTTTCACTCCCACTACAGTTATGTGATGGCTCTATTAACCGGAAAACCGTATGAACAGAAATGATTTATACACTCTCCGGTGGCATCTCAAAAATTGGACAAGTGACAGCCACGCCAAAGCACTGAGAGTCGTTAACCGCTTGTTGGGCGAGTCTGCGGCAGTTGACCGAGAGAACTCTATTTCTCTTAGTAGTAAAGAAGTTAAGAGATCTAACCAGAGATCTCTTTGGTATCCCCAAGCAGAGACGAACTTTCCGGCGTCTAAAACAAGAGGGAAGTACCCTAGCGGCGGACCGGAAGGTGCAATTGTCCACTGGACGGCGGGGAGAGAAAACCAGAGTCTTAGGTCCGCTTTGTCGTATCAAGCAAGGCAGGGGTTCACCTATTTTGTAATCGACGAAGACGGGAGCGTAGGGCAAAACTTCCCGCTGAACCAATGGGGTTACCACGCAGGTAAGAGCCACTACGACGGCTTGGGTTCTTACGTTTCTAACAGAGTAGTCGGCATAGAAATCATATGTCCGGGTCACTTAGATAATCGGAGGACTGCTTGGTTTGATCGAACTGAACCTTACCCCGAAGATAAGTGTCGCTTAGAGAAGCGAAAGAACAAAAACATCGCTCCCGGATATTATTACAAGTTCACTGAGGAGCAGGAAAACAGCTTAACAAAATTACTGCTTTGGCTGTGGGACCAATACGATTGCTTCCAAGTCCCTTATATCCTCGGCCACGATGAAGTCTCACCCGGAAGAAAGGTAGACCCCGGCGGCTCCTTATCAGTGCCTATGCCTGAGTTCCGGTCTAAGATTAGTAAATCTACTCAATAAACTAAACAACTTGTATAATGCCCCTCACAAGGAAAGAATTAATAGAGAAGATAATCGACGCCGGATATGATGAAGCGGGTCCGTTTACGTCTACCCCCTCGGAGTTTATTAAAGAGTATTACGGAGGAGAAGAAAATCTTAGGAAAGAGTTAGACATAGCGGAGAAATATTCTGAAGAGGATATGGATAACGAAGTCCAACTTAATCCACTATATAGGGGGCCTTCGACCAAGAGAAAAGAATATTTTTCTGACCCAAATATAAAAGGAAGAATAGACGAAGAAGTGCCTGTTTATGTGCGACCGCGTTACGGGGCGAGATACAGGTATAAAGACGAAGAAGGAAACCCTACCGCCGAGGTTTTGACAGGGGGAGAAAGAGTAGCTGATATCTCTCTGCACAACGCTGCCTTTTATCTAGATTTGTTAAATAAAGAAAACCGCACACCAGAGGAAGAGTCTCGCATACAAAAGAAAATAGAACTCTCTAAGTATAACGAGTTTGAAAATTTAGGTGACTCCGTAGAGATGGAAGACGACGAAGTCCCAGAAGGGGGCCGATATCCCGAAGGAGAAACTTTGGATTCATTTCTAGAACAGGAAATTGGCACAGGGCTTGAACATGAAATGGGACACCACATTTATAGACCCCACAACTATAAGAATTACCCTTTTTCTTCTAAGTCAGAAGAAAGTTATTTCGATGACAGACAGGAGTTATTTCAAGCATTAGGGAAATTCCAGAGAGAACACTTTAAAGAAAAAGGGCAGCGACTAACTAAGCCGGAAGATCTTTATTTTTTGCTGAAGTCAGACGAGAAATTTGACTATCTTTCTAAAGAGGCGAAGAGATTGATAAATTACTTACGCAAAGAAGAGAAAGGAAGTAAAGGGGAGAAGCGCCTAAAATTTATTAGCGAACTAGCCCCTATGTTTGTAAGTAATGACAAAAGTTCTTTTGAGAACGCAGTAGAGCAAAGACTAACTAGTTGATAACATGAACATACCAAATCGCAAAAAGACGATAAAAAACGCAAAGAAAAACAAACCTAAACTTCAATCCAACCCTAAACCCAAACCTACTGATAATTATTAGTTACCATGAAAAAAGATTTCAAGCCTCACATGATGTACGACCCTAAAACGGGAAAAGGGTACAAGGCCAACACCTACGAAGATCATCTTGCGATGAAGAAAAAGGGTTTCGGGCACACAAATCCAAGCACCGAGAAGAGGGCTAGAAAGATCTATAAGGGTAGGACAAAGAAATAGTGAGAAATGGCTAGGGGTAAAACATCTCGTCGTAGATCTCGTCGTAGCAAAGTAAAGAAGGCTAGGAAAGACGCCTGTTACCACAAGGTAAAGGCTCGCTATAAAGTGTTCCCGTCGGCGTATGCTAGTGGGGCCATAGCTAAGTGCCGTAAGGTCGGGGCTAAAAATTGGGGAAATAGCAATGCCTAGAGTTAGGAAAACAAAAGAGGGCAAGAACCTAAAGAGGTGGTTCAAGGAGAAGTGGGTAGACGTACGCACTGGTAAACCGTGTGGTCGGCGTAAGGGCGAAAAAAGAGGGACTCCTTATTGCAGACCCTCAAGAAGAGTAAGCCGAGAGACACCTAAGACCTCTAAGGAAATGACAGCATCCGAGAAGCGAAGCAGGATCAGCCAAAAGAAAAGTCTGGGGCAACCCGCTGGAAAGCCTCGGAGAGTGAAATCCCTGCGCCGGAAAAGACGCAGAGAGTCCATTAAGCGAGCTAGATCGTAGCTCCGTTTACATTCTGGGCAATGTCGTAGCACTCAGCTACTCCAACAGTCCAGATTTTACCGCCCCCGCTGCCTATCGACTTAACAGGCCGCAACTTTTTATTGCTTTTGTGTGCCTCCTCCATGGCAGCCATTCCTCGTCGGACGAACTCTAAGTTAGAAGATTGTCCTACGTGTCTGCCGTTATTGTATTCTTGAACGAGAACTTGAAACTGGGTCACCGTCCCCTTCCACTCTACTGCGCTACTCGCAGACCTGTGGTGGATCGCAAAGAACTCTACAAGTTCTGCAATGGAGGATCTACTTGAGTTGTCATAAGCGGCACTGGCGATTGCTTCGTCGATATAACTCTCGATACCAAACCGCGAGTAGACCTCGATGTCTTGGGGCACTTTCCAGTCAAGGATGTAACGACAGAAGTGGGGCAACTCCTTATCTATAGTCTTCTCCACTACGTGATTTGGCGGGAACTTGCTAGTCGCGGAGTCACTGATAAGTAACGCCAATAACTTATCACGGTTCGATGAGTCTAGGGCTGGGATTACAGACAAGCTGTTCGCATCCATGTTCAAGGACATTATAACTCTACCAGTCCATGGGATGTTCACGGCATCGACGTACTTAGCGTGGTATTCGATTCTTGGGTTGGCGACTGCTCGTTTAATAAGCTCAGTAGCTTTCCTTTGATCTGAGAAGTTAGCCGCTGACACCGTGTCGTCAATAACCCAAGCAGGGAAGCGAGCTAAGTCTTTATTGAACTTAGTCTGCCCCGACAGATAATCTGAAGCATCCGCCAGACCCCCAACCATTGCTGAGATTACCTTATTCGACAAAAGTGACTTCCCTTTGTTGGTGGGTCCAACAAGCAAGAGTGCTTGCCCCTGACAGAACTGCCTGTCCAAAACAGCCTTGTAGAATCTCTTGAGCCACGCATACAGGTAGTCTGTTGCAGGTCTGGGCTTCCCAGAAGAGTCTCTCGCCGTAGAAAACATCTGAGACAACCACTCGTTGATAAAGGGCCACAGAGCAGGGTCGCCGTCCTCGTCGGGTTCAACGGGGCTAATTGAGGCACTGTTAAGGATTCGGTGGCCGTTGTGAATTACGATTCTGTCTTTGGAGAACACTACGGGAGCGATCTCATCTACACGGTTCTGGTTTGAGATGGCTAGGATTGCGTTGTCCATCTCCGAAAGGTTCTGCCCTTTCTTAGGTTTGGTCGAAAAGTTTGCGGCCCTCAACTCCAGTATCAGTTGATCTTTAGGTATAGATACTGACATCCCATTCAGGACTTTGAAGAATGACTTGCCGTTGAACCAGTATTCCCCAAGGAGGTTGCCCATTTTCTTTTGCTCGTATTTCTCTACGAACTTCCGGCCAAGTATCTCACGCCATGTGAAGAAACCTTTACCTCCCCTATCAGAATAACAGATAACCCCGTCATCTGAGATCTGGCAACCCTCTCGATCTACACCGTCGTTAATCCAGAATAAGGGTCCACGGGAACCTACCTCAAAGTCCCCGAGCCACCTGCCGGGGAATGATTTCTCAACTTCCTTGGCGATCTCCTCCATCGGTATTGTTGTATCCGATGACTCGGGTGGGCGGTTCCCAGCCGCTTTCATCAGCGCAGCCCTTACAGTGTCACTGCTCACAACACCCCCCGTCGAGATCCAGTCAGTCCCTATTTCAAAATACTGGTTAGGCTTGTAGCTCGCTTCGTCAAAACCCGCGATAGCTTTTGGGGCTTTGATCACACGGGCTACCTCTTTTATGAACGGGTCATATAGAGACGGGTCGATTGGTAGGGTGTCTTCAAACTTCCAGATAAAACGAGCGTAGCCGCTAAATGTCTTGTTCACCCAAGTCGGCGCGATATTGAACGCAGCGTTAGCGATAGCCTCGATACTAGACCAGTCTAGGGGTGCGTCGTAGTCGGCAATAAACCCAGAACACTTGTTGACGGGGTTGCTGTTAGATATTCTCTGAGACGGGGCATCACCCTCGCAATAAGAGATAAATAAGTGGTCTGTGTTTGCGTTGGCGCACCAGTCTCTGAATTCAGCTTTTGAGTCAAATTTAGGTTTTGTCTGCGCGTTCTTAGCTTTCTTCTCTGGGTTGCTAAGTTTCTTGGCTTCGTTGCTTCTAAGGTTTCTAATGTATCTCATTATTTTTCGTATCGGTCTAGGATTTTGCCTTTAGCCTCTAGTGGTAGGTCAATCCAATCTGGAGCCGTTGACATTATTTCTGTTGTCTTCTTTAAAACCTCCTCTGCGTCACTTTTATCGACTTCTAGAACAACCTCATCGTGGACATGGAACAGGATCTTAAATCCTTCTTTATTGAGTCGCAACAAATGGTGGGAGAAAATGTCTCTCGCCAGAGCTTGAGAGGCATTCTCTGCTAACACACCACCCCAAACCCTAGCTTTAGATCGAGTGGCTCCGTAGAGTCTATCTACGACACAATGCCTAGATCCCTTAGAATCTACACTAAAACTAATATTAGAATATTTCAGAGACCTACCAGACGGGAGAGGTAGATCCCACTCTCGTTTCGACCCGACTGTTTGAAACGCAGTATATAGCGAATTGTCATATTGCCTCCACAGACTGACAACTTTGGGCAGCTTGGATCGATAAAGATTAACAGCCTCGAAAGACTCCTCTAGACTCATACCCGCAAAGTCTGCAAACTTCTTAGCCCCCGCACCGTAACCACACCCAAGGACAATGGCTTTGACCTTGTGCCTCAACTGGGGGTCTTCCTCTTCAAGGACTCCATTAGCTCGATCCCATAACCCAAAACGAACCGCAAAGGTTTCATAAATGTCATCACTTTTTGAGATGTCTTCAATCAAATGCTTGTCGCCAGCGAGATAGGCTAGTGTCCTAACTTCTATCTGAGATAAGTCAACGACCACCAGAGTTTTACCTTCTGGCGCACTGAATAACGATCTAACATTGACGTTGAACATTTCTGATCTAGGTAGGTTCTGGATGTTAAATGCGCCACCAGAACCGCTGAATCTTCCGGTATGCGCCCCGAAATAGAGAGTCCCGATGTAGCACCTACGATTGGCAACTGTCGATAGACAGATCGACTCTATCTTTTTCTTAAGTGAATTTATTCTTCTCCAGTTACGGACAGCCCCCACCCATGCAAACTTCTTTCCGTTCCTACGGACCCACTCATCTGCATCGGGATTATTGATCGCGAGACTAGCTGGCGGCTCGATACCTTCCTCTCTACACTTGTTATTGAATGCTTTGCGGCTGAGTATAGAGGAGTCTTCCGCCCAAGGCACGGCTGACTCAAGGTCGAAGAGTTGCTCGTTTAGGGTTTCTTTAGCTTTCTTCAAACCTGCTACGTCTACGTGAATCCCGTGCTGGAGGATGATGCGGTTGACTCTGCTGATATCCCGCTCTACTTGAGGCCACTTATGTGAAATCTTCTCCCACAAGCGAAGACAGAGAACACTATCTTGTATTGCATAGTCTGATACTTCCTTTCGGAACTCGTCGTCCATTTCATCCCAGTTCAGCCCCTTCATGTTATCTCGTGTGTCTTTTGAAATGGTGATACCCAACACCTCTTCACACGAGTTCGCGAGGGATCGGCGGTGACCACAACAGGCAACCATATCGGCGGTGCAGTGCCACTCTTCGGGGATGGGGCCAGACCACCACCCTTTATCCAGACCTTCAAGGTATAGTAACTCGTCAAAGGCGGCGTTGTGTGATAGGGCTACGTTACCCTCAAGGAACGACCAATCTAGGTCTTTGGGGTTACCTACGAATTCATATTTACCCTCATCGTCTTCGGCGTATACAGTAACCATGTATGGATCAAACTGAGGGTGGTTGAAGTAACCTTTCCACCCTAGTTTATTTATGCTGACCTCTTTGTCATAGTAGGTCTCGAAGTCTATGGCGAATACACGCATTTTCACTTTTCCTAGTTTATTTTACAGAAGTTAAAAAAAACCCCCTCTTGGGCACAGCAGTGCCTAGAGGGGGATTCTCTAAGGTTAATTAAGAAGAGATAGTTTGAATAAACTTCGAGATATCTTCCTTAACAGGTTCAGCGGTTGGCTTCAGGGACGGGGCGTACCAACTATGTGGACCTCGCTGGATCAGGCTGCTCTTGAAATCCCATTCAACGGAGCTAACGCTCTTGTCGGGATTCCCTGCTGCCCAAGTAGCCAGCACCTTATATGTCTGTCTGTATGCGTCCTTATGGACGTGGATCTTACCAAGAGCGCAGAAGTCATCGCCTAAAGGGAGAGGAAAGGCTGCTGGGTCTGGCTCCTCTTGGTTAGAGCGAAAAAGAAAAGTTAGTTCAGCGAACTCAATAACCTTGAACTCAGAATCTTTCCTAAGTTCTTCCGCTTCAGATTCTGTGTTAACCATGCGAGCCACTGTTTCAGAGCCGTATGGTATATCTTCCTTCCAACCCTTAGTTGGATTAATTACCGCAGCGCGAATGGCTTCATCGGCTTCAGACAGAGTGAACTCCTTACCTAGAACGATAGCACCCACAGGTGCATCGATGGATGAAGTCTTTTGTACTACGTTAATTCGAGGGATGTCGATGTCTGATGCAGAGATCAAGAACCCCGACTCATTTGCTTTGCTTAGTTGTGTTGACATAAGTTTCTATGGTTTATTGTTTTGTCAGGTCACGAGGATCAGAATCACGACAAAGTGAACCTTTCCTCAGACGGTGTGATGATAGACTCTCTTTCAAGACTGTCAAGAAATTCAATTCTTTTTTCTTTCTTCAAGCCCTTGTCGGCTTTTTCCTCAATCTTTTTAGTTAGCTTACCAAGAGGTATGCTCGCGATCTCCAGTATGTCCTCCTTGTTGATCCCGAAGTCTTCTGCCGTTGTGATCAATGCTCCGTTATCAGAACATTTCTTAGCCGCACCCATCGATTTTAGGCGTAGGCTAGGGAGGGAGACTTCGCCATCTTTTACTCGGTTCACTAGGTTTTTGCGAAATGAAGTCGCCCAGTTTGTAACTACTTTAGCGATAGACCACAATGCCTCTAAGTCTTCAGGATCTTCGTTACCTGATATATCAGGGACCGCAGACCCGAGTTTGTCGGCCACATTCAAAATCATTCCGCCAAGAGCGGGGCACGACTCTTCGTAGTGGCAGAACCTACAGTTTTGATTCGGGTTTAACTCATCTAGAGATGGAGATCCAGAAGACCACTTTGACCTTACATAAGTTCCTCTTGCTATGACATTACTCACCTCTTCCCTTAGTCTGGGTAGGTCTTCACGAGAAAATGTGTGATTCGGAGTATCATCATAGAAAGGTATGTAGAAGACAAAGGTCACCTCGTCTAATTCAGGAAACTTATCGAACACACCGATTGTATACGCCTTGGATTGCCAGTTCTCGGACGGGTGATCAATCTGTGAAACTCCTGTTTTGTAGTCAGCCAGTAAAGCTCGTGTCCCTTTTATTGTTAGCCTATCACACGTTCCGAAAGTAAATAGGCCGTAATTTAAGTTTATGTCCAGCCGGATTTCGTTGTAATCAGTCATTATTTAATTCCTCTAGGTTAAGGGCTTTCTCGAACTCTTTAACTGATCTATGATTTACCCTAGTCCATTCGCAATCATTAAATTTCTTACAAAAGGTAGAGTAAAGATTTTCTAGGGTTCCATCGTTCCATTCTTCAAAGTAGCCAGAAAGTTTTCTTAGTTTTTCTAGGTCTTTTACTTTCATTCGACTAAACCAGTCGCCGATATCTTCAGAGTGCATTCCCATATCTAGCGTTCTTCTAGCCACCAAACAGATCCTTTGTTTGCATTATTAAATTTTTCCCTTCGCAGTCTCCTAGAGTCTCTCGACATGACTAGTTTTTCTTTAATTTCACTTAGGGTTTTCGAGATACTCGTAGTGGTGGGCCATTGAATCTGTTCTTCTATCTCAGCTATGTGTCTTTTTTTACCATCGGCGAGTAAGTCTAGTAGTCTGTCGCGTAGGGCGGGGCGGTTTCCATATTGTAGTTTTGTTCTCATGCTACCCTTTAAAGTCTTTTAGAAAATCAAATTCCATCTGAACGATCTTCTCGTAGATCCCCAACTCTTCTTCGTCGCGGAGTGCGCTAGGGTCATTGACTTCCAGAGCCTCGTGGATACGAGTTCCTTTTTCTGCCGCCTCAGAAGTTCCTTCTTTGCCTTTAAAACCGGGACAAGCCTTGACATACTTGAGGCCGCTAGGACCAAATTCGGCGTGTGCCCGTTCGCTGTGATTTATGCTATCTGCCATTGTTCAATGTGTTTATGTTGTTTATTTTACTTTTAAGAGATTTGATAACTGACTCTTCTATCGTCTTGTCAGCATAAAGAACTTTCTGGATCGCATCCGATTTAGCACCGTTCCGGTGAATCCGACCCAGACATTGAAGGTGGTCCTTAGCTACATAAGTGGGAGAGATTATCGATACGCGCTGCCGTTCTCCTCGAACATCATGCAAAGAAACCCCCGTTCCTCCCGCAGCTATATTAACGACTAGAGCATTATCCTCGTCCCGTTGAAACCTGTCAATAGCTTCCTGACGCTCCGCTGAGTTTTGTCTGCCATCGATCTTGAGGCACTTGAGCCTCTCGACCAGCGCATCAACTGTCTGGGTGAAGTTAACGAAGACGACTACATTCTTCCCTTCTAGTATTAGATCTTCCGCCATTTCAGCGATATCGGGGGCTTTGAGTGATTCGGACAACTGACGCGCTCTTAATATATTAACTAAAACTATGTTATCCGAGTTTTCCACCGTGCCATTCTCGATGTAATCGGTCAAGATGTCGGGTGTTATGTCTAACTCTTTGAATGCTTTCTCAATCTGCTTTGCCTTCGTAAACTGAACCGGCTCATAAAAGACCATGTTCTCTCTGAAGGAGTCGGGGAAGTCTGATGTCTTTAATCGACAAGCCCGTGCTTCTTCGGATCGAAATAAAGTGTCGTGCATTTGGGTTAACTTTGGGTTTACACCGGACCTAGCTCGACAGAAGTCCCACTTGCCCCAATCGTCTATAAAACACCCGTTTTGCTTCATCCAGCCATAGAAGGACCGTTTTGCCCCCTTGGATTTATTGAGTGCGTGAAGTCCGAGGGCAAACCCTAGACCACGCATCTCAGTGGGGTTCTCTGCTGCGGTCGCACTCATCGCGTGAGTGGTGAATTTCTGAAGAGTTAAAGAGATATACAGTTGAGCGTTCTGAGTGTATGGCCCTTTGCACTTATGAACTTCGTCTAAAAGAACAAGAGTGTCTTTCGGGATCTTCCAGTTCATAATGGACTTCCCTATCTTTTTCATATATGGGGTCCGCCCACCCCGTATCTTCTCGTAATTGAGAATGAACAGAGGCTCGACACCTGTCTCGGATAGTTCCCTTTCCCAAGAAGGTATCACCGCTTTAGGACAAAGAACCGCTACTGGGCCACCCCAGTGTTTGGCGAGGTGTGCTGCCACAACAGTCTTGCCTGTTCCGGTAGCACTCGCATCCAGAGTGTTGAACCCTGCATCTATCTTACTAGTAAAAAAATCTAAGGCTTCTAATTGCTTCGGATATAATTGCTTCATTCGGCGGAATGATCTCACGTTTCCGAAATAGAGTCAATTATTTTTTTGTCTCAATTGGAAAAAGCTGATTTCTTTCTCCAGTATTCGGCAATTAGATAGGCGTCTATCATCCCGTCGTGGGGGATAATGGCTCTCTCGCTCTTGGTCCAATCTTCGTCGGGGCAAAGAGATGAAGCGACTCCCAGTGCTGCTTCTTTCGTTTTACCCTTGGGGACAGTTCCCAGCATTTCTTTCTGCCACTCCCTGACTGTTATGGGGTTAACCTCCCACATACGCATCTCGCAAGCCCCTAACAGTTTACCAAAGTTTATAGCCATGGAGCGAACAGCTTGGGAACTCTTGGCATGGCGCAGCGGTTCCTCAATCACGAAACAGGGTTCAGTATTCAGTTCATTTACCCACCTCTTCACGGCCATCAAGTCGATTTCACTTTTACCATCCCGCTTCAGGGTCGGCATTACTATCTTTGATATGATGCGACCCCGACATCTTGAAATCGCACACAACCCTCCGCTGATGCCATTATCGACACCGACGATCATGTCGGAGTATGTGGTAGTCATGCGGGACTAGAACTCCGTTTTATCGATTGGTTTGTCTTGGAGTCGGCGAATTTCGCGAGAAACATACCACTGAGCTTTTTTCAGGTCTTGGAGTTTTGAGTCCTTATAATCAGATCTTAAGATATACTTAACAGCATTTCCTAAACAGAAGTTTAAATGCTCTGTGATTTCAATAACTTCTACACCTGAAGGGTGCGACCGATAATGCGGTGGGTAGTTGACCATGTCACTATTCTTTTTTATCTGATTCTCCATCGGTTTTTTCTTCTACGTTTTCAACAGCGTCGGTAACGTCGATGACGCGACCGGAAGTTTTTACCGCACCACCGTTAAGGGCTGTTTTGGTGTTCGTCAATATGGAAACATCGATAGACAGTTTACTTCCGGCGGCTCCTCCCTTGGCGTCCAGCCCGAAGTTCCGTCGAATGATCTGGTCCAGTTGGTCCAGTTCTCGTATCGTCTTCGCGGGGCGGATGAGCTTGAGGCTATCACGCATTAACTTAACTGCGCTTGCTGTGACGTAGCTCTGATACTTTTCGGCGGGAGTCGTTTGAATCTCAGCGTGTTCCATAATCGCCTTATCTTCTTCGGTGCGGAGGCGGCTTTTTTCAATTTTTATGGCGTCCTTGATCGTTGAAGACAGGTTTTCTTCTAGCGCATCTTGAACCCTATCTTTTACTTCAGTAACTTTGTTAGGCTCGTGTCGGTGCTTCTTTGGTGGTATTTTCATCTCCCGCAGCCATCGACGGAGAGTTGAATCACCAATACCAATTTCTTGTGCAATACGGACTTGTGGCATTCCGTCATTATACATATCAAGAGCCATTCTCTTCAGTTGCTCTTTTTGAAGCTGGTTTTTTGATTTCTCTGGCATATGTTAAGAGAGTTTATTTATGGCGAAAAAAAGAACTAATAAACTAGAGCCGTTTATCGATCCAAAGACCAAGCTGATGCGGGTCGGTTCCTTCACGATTCCCCCGTCCACTATTATTACTGGGCTTCTGGTGGGATTCGCTAATCATACTCAAGTTCGTCAACGGGAATACTACTTCTGGAGAATTTGCGATGAGTTATGGAACAATCCAGATTTACCGGAACCCCTAATGGTAAAACACCCTTGGGCCGAGCTTATGATTCGAGAAGCTCTCAAGAACAAATACCTCGCAATCGGCGGGGCTGCAAGTTCGAGTAAAAGCCACACGATGGCCGCCTTTGGGATTGTATGTTGGTTGTCGCGGCCACACGAGACTTTAGTTTTGATAACATCAACAACTCTCAGAGAAGCTAGAAAGCGGATATGGGGTTCTGTCATATCTTTAATGGCCGTCATCGAAGATGTTCCGGGGAAGATCAGGGATTCTATAGGTAATATAGCGTATGTGGATCAAAATGGAAACCTCTTTGAAAGAGCGGGGTTGTCACTGATCGCTGCCGAGAAATCAAAAACTCGTGAAGCTGTCGGCAAAATGATCGGCATAAAACAGAAAAATTTAGTGCTTTTGGCCGACGAACTGTCGGAAATGAGTGAAAATATTGTTAGTGCCGCTTTGTCAAACTTGTCCAAGAACCCTGAACTTAGGGTCATTGGAATGTCAAACCCTGCATCCCGTTTCGACGCTTTCGGAGTCTGGTCTGAACCAAAGGGCGGTTGGGACACCGTCGCTACTCAGACAGATGACTCTTGGAAAACCAAGTGGGGAGGCAAGTACATTCGATTAGATGGTGAACGGTCCCCGAATCTGGATGCAGGGTTCGATAAGTATTCGTTTCTGCCTACACAGGAGAAACTGGACGAAGACAAAGTTATTCTGGGCGAGGAGTCTCGTGCCTATATGCGAATGGTCCGGGCCGTCTTCTTCGACGGAGACGAGGATGAGACTATTTATAGCGAGCAAGAATTGGTTCGACACAACGCGACACAAAAGGCTGATTGGCAGGGTAAGCCAACGGTGGTTGCCGGTCTCGACCCCGCATTCACGAATGGTGGTGACCGAACCGTGCTGTATCTAGCACGAGTGGGTTACACCAACGACGGAGAATACTGTATTGAGTTTGGTGAGTCCTTTATGATCAGGGACGATGCTTCAAATAAAGCGATTCCCAGAACGTATCAGATCGTGACCAAGGTCATCGAGTTATGTAAAAAACACAAGGTTAGTGCAGATAACTTAGCCGTCGATGCCACGGGTGCTGGCGCACCTTTTTGCGATGTCTTAGCGGGTGAGTGGTCCAGTGGATTTCTCAGGGTATCCTTTGGTGGTAAGCCATCCGATAAGCGTGTAGGGGCGAACAGCAAGCTGACAGGGGTAGACCTATACACGAACCGTGTATCTGAACTTTGGTTTGTAGGTAAAGAGTTGATGAGGACCAGACAACTGCGCGGCGTGGACGCCGAGCTAGGTAAAGAGATCTGTGCCCGGAACTATGAACTTGTGAAAACAGGAACCCTGAAAGTGAAGATTGAATCCAAGGTCGATTACAAGTCGAGGATGGGTCGAAGCCCTGACTTGGCTGATGCGGCTTTCTTGGCTCTCGACTGCGCTCGCCAGCGTATGGGACTCGTGGCTGTGGAGCCGGTAGAGAGGGCAGATGGATCAGGGTTCAGGGTTCCTCAGAGGAAGACTATTAAAAGTATACGTGGGTCTCTCGATAACTCAGAGGGTTCTTTGTCTTAAGTATAGCCCACCCCCTATTATAAAAGTTCTTATTTTATACTGGTTACCCTGTTTATGTAAACAAGGTAACCACTCTATCGCGCAAGGTTTAGAATAGGGGTGGTGTATTATATCAGTTTTTGTGGAAATTATAATCTAGCGTAAGCGTTATTCTCTGGTATAATAGAAGATATTTATGGCTGCCAAACGCTTCAAAAGGCTTCCCGGCGGGGGTATTAAGTATATGGGCGAGCGTTTCGCTGGTTTTAACAAACCAAAACGCGCCCCTAAGTCTTCTAAGAAAAAGTTTGTAGTCCTCGGTAAGGAGGGTGACAAGATCCGTAAAGTATCTTACGGTCACCGAGATTACCAAGATTTCAGACAACACAAGAACCCCAAGCGCAGAGCAAATTTTCGGTCACGACACAACTGTAAAACTGCTAAAGATAAAACCACAGCCCGTTACTGGGCTTGCAAACACCTCTGGTAACCATGTCTAGACACAATAAAAATCGCAGAAAAAAGCTAAAGCAAGCTCAACAGAGGGAGCAGCAGAAGCAACAGGATACAGGCAAAGGAACCCCCCTAAAAGGGCAAGGAACCCCCCTAAAAGGGCAAGGCGACCCCGGGCGCGGTCGTCCTGTCGGTACTGATCGCCCCAGTTCTCTTCGCGAGACCTCCCCACCAAGCCCTAGTCCACCGCCCCCTTCGGAACCACCCCCGTCGCCGTCACCGTCACCGTCGCCATCACCGACACCATCTCCGTCATCACCACCACCTTTTGGAGTCTCTCCGAGCGACATAGGTGAAGGGGTCCAGAAGCAACGTGACGCATTTGACAAAGCAGCTAAAACTGACTCCTACGACGAACCGAAAGACGAAGCCGAGTTGTTAGCTAGACAGAGTGCGGCTGCCTCCCTACAAAAAGCAATGGCTATGGACGAGGGGGTACTTAGGAAAAAAGCACTCCAAGAAGCCAGAGGCCAAGCTATGGATGCAGGGGTTTCAATAGCGCGTGTAGACCGATTTATAAATGAACCCGGATTTTCTAAGCGTGACACCCTACGGAGAGTAAGAGCAGCAGGGGAGAAGGCTGTTGCTGAAGGAAAGAAGTCTTATGAACGTCCCAAAATGGGAAAGTATGACGATGGCCGACCTGAAATTAGCGCATCAAAATATCGCGAAATGGCCGCAGATGCACGAGCCCAAGGATTTACAGGGGTCAAGGGAGATGGCGGGTTAGCCGAGCTTTACCAGATGCAAGTGGACAAAGCGAGAGGAGTAGCTCCCGGAACCTTCACTGCGTTGTCTAAGCCCGCCAAGAGGATAGCTCCTGACTCGCGGATCAAGTCGAGATTAGCATCACAGGTGGCTAGAGGTATTCTCGACCCAAAAAGCGCAGCTAAAAAATTCTTCGACATTAAGCAAGATAAGCTAGCTTATGACGACCCTCGCGCTTTTGCCGAACAGCAAGCCGAAGATGAGGCGACAATTGCCAGACTCAAGGAAGCGGGTGAACCCTTACCAGAGATAGATTATGGTGAAATCAAAGGCAGCTTGTCCCCGTCAGATCAAAGAAGATTACAGCGAGAGGCAGCAAGAATCGCACGACCGATTAGATTCGCGGATGGTTATATCGCAACCGGACGCACTGGTTAATCAGGAATCACCGTAGTTAATCAAATCCCAACCCACAAAACTCATGGCTGACCCATTAGAGGAAGATATAAAGCGACCTTACAAACCAAGACTTAATTTTGGCGTGGGCATGTCGTCCCCAGAAAGCAGGGACCGCCTCTACGAGTCTTATAGGATTGCGTCGAGCCCGTTAGTAGAAGCTGAGAAAAAATTCAAACAAGAGAGGCTAGAGCGACGACAACAAAAATTAAATTTTGAGTTAGGCAAGCTAACATTGAAAGACCGCCAATTAGAAAGTCAAACTAATCGCGATTTACTAAAGGCAGACCCGAGTTTAGCTAATGAGTTGGGTCAGATCACAGAGGATTTTAAGGACGACCCCGCAGGAGGTCAGGCGGCACTTATGAGATTTACGGCTGATAATTCTTTAGCTTTATCAAAGAATTCCGCTCTTAACACCCAAGTCCGAATTCAAAATTCTTTTTTTGAAAGAAAGATCGCTGAGAAGAAGGACGAGGAAAGGCGAACTGAAGATTTAAATCTTGCAAGAGCGTTGAGTTACCACCGGCTTGGGAAAGTAGAAAAATCAAATGAATATTTCGAGCGATTAACAAACCCAGAGTCTATTAAGTCATTTGAAATTGGAGTTGAATTACAACAACAGGCCGCTGCAAAAGACGCTGCCGACCGCTCCAAAGCCGAGCAGGAGACTTTTAAGGATAAGCAGAGTTTGTTTGGAAATTTTGTAGAAGACCTTGATACGGCGGTAAAAGGAATACCGCCTAAAGCTCCTCCTATACCTTTCTCCGGGGGTGATAGTAAGGTGGCACCTCCAGAACCAGAAACTCTCTTCGACAGAATAGAAAGAGCCGAAGGAAGGACTACAATATATTTTGCGCTGGAACGCGCTCTTAGATTGTTCCCTGATGAATTTAAAGAGTATCAAGGGAGGGATATGAGGGACGTACTCAAAGAACCAGAAGGGGAATTGTTCTTGCAAAAAGCCTACAACAAACTTAATGTAGCTGTCTTGGAAGGGAGGACCGGAACCCCGGCTGCCCGACCGAACCCAGTCAACGCGGGAGAGTAAGTTCAAACACCGTATTTACGATCCTGTTGTTACCTTAGACAGATCGTATTATGGCCTCTCCCTATATTCTACCCACATACCTTGACACTGAGGAACTGGAGCCGGAATCGGAACCAAGTTACAAGAAGTATACCGATTGGTTGACGGAGGAGTTAGGAAAGGACAACCCAACCCTTCCCGCCCTACTCAAAGTAGATGACGCTAACCCGGAAGACCCTCACGGAGAATACGTAAAAAGATACGGCCAGTACCTCGCTGATACTTTCTTGGACACCGGAGAATACTCTGAGGAACATACTGTCAAAGATATTTTTGAGGCTCAAGTAGGTCTACTGAGGAGAAGAGGAGTTTTGTCTGACGGGTCGAACCCCGAAGAAGATGAAATTACTATTGATGCTTTAAAGCTCTTCGGGCCTAAAGAAAAAGATTTTAACGAGATCACGGGCGACGTCCTAGATTTTACGGGTCGAGATATTGGGGAGGGCTTCCGAGACGCCGCTTCTGTCTATAATGGATACCTGCAAGAGGGTCTCTTAGATACCGAACAGGGAATCGAGGCCCGAGAAAAGTTTGAAGCAGAGCTTTCAAACCTCGAAAACAGGAACGCGCTAGGCCGAGCCATGGTCAGCGAGAGGCTGGATGATCCCATCAAAGGGGTAGCCTTTGCCGAGATAAAAAGCGTTGATGAAGACGGCGAGGAAAAAGTCGATCTGTTCTACCCGCGACCAGTCCCCGAGGACCAGCTTAAGCGAGAAATCAAAAAAGCTCTAGATAAGGGAGTTATCTCTTATGAGAGCGTACCCGAGATTTTGCGGCTATCAAAAGTCCCCAAGACATCGGGAGGCATGACTATTCAGGAAGTTTTTAGATCTCGTGAGATCGAGGCCGCACTCCAAGAGGATGACCTGAAACCGTACTTAGATCAGTTTACCAAGTTAGCAGAGCTTAAGGCTGCTGAACACTATTTGGAAACACACGAGGGGGCCACTGCACCCAATCTTATAGAAAAAGCCGAAAAAATCTTAGACACTTATGAGGCTAAATCAGAGCTAGGAAGATTTGAAGACAGAGAGGGCGGGGGACTTGATGCGGATATTCTTGCTGAGACGATAGCTTTTGAGCTAAACAACCGTCGAGACGACGAAGGAAACTCTTTACTAGATACTGGAGACGTCGTTACCCAAGAAGAAGTCAGATCTTTTGTCGATATTATGTCGGCTAGGACGGCGATGAATTATACGGAGTATGTTGACCCCAACGATTTTGAAGGCGCTGCAAAGTCTAATATCATAGCTCTTCCTAGCGGAGAAGTTGTAATACACCCTAAACTTGTTTACCAAGAGGAACATTTTGAGAAATCTTTGGCGGGATACGATGACGTTCTGACCTCTGAAGAAAAAGAAATGGCGAGGCTAAAACGAGAAGTCTTGATGGAAGGGTATGCTTCCGACACAGATAAACAACTCCAAGAGCTAGAGGAAGACGAGGATTCTTACATAGAAGGGTGGGTGGAGTTCCGTAACGCCGAGAGAGATAAAGGGGCCAAACTGCCCGAGATCATTGAAAGTTATCTGGGAGACGAAGATAATTTTAAAGAGTTTGAAATCAGGAGCGGCGGCGTCCTAGGCTCGCTAGGTTACATGTTTAAGGGAATAGGTTTAGCACTACCTGCGGTGTTAGGCAGCGAATCAGCTAAAGACTATTTTGTAGAATTTGAAAAAAATAACGCCAAAAGGCGAGAAATAGCTAACTTGTTTGGTCGTGACCTCGGTTTTCGTCAGGACTTGATGGAGGGCGTAGCTCCTCTGATCGCTGATGCTTTTGTGACGGGAGTATTGTCATTTTTTACGGCGGGTCTTGGTGGCGCGGCGTATGTAAGTGCTAGGGTAGGGTCACGAGTAGGAATCAAGGCGTTAACAAAGGCCATGGTTACGGGGTCACTCAAAGAGACCGCAGAAAAAAGCGCACAAGATATCGTTCTCAGAGAGTCACTAGATGGGATCTTTGCCGCTGGAAGAGCAGGGAAGTCACTCAAGATGACTAATGATGAGGCTCTCAGTATTATCAAAGGGTTCAACGAAGCTCGTGCAGGAACTAGCACTTATGGACAACTGACTCGGACTCCCGGCGTATTTATTGGGGCAGCTAACCGACAATCCGGTATGGCATACTCTAGCACGTATACCGCTCTGGAGGGGCAGACAAACCCTGAAACAGGTGAAGAGTACACCCCTGAAGAGCTTAGGAAAATATCTCTAGCTTCAGGTTTGATACAAGGATCAATCACAGGTCTGCTAGTTTCGGCCTTTAGCCTTGCTAAGTTGGGTGGTTTGGAAGACTTATTCTTGTCGGGGGCAAATACATCTCAAATTTTAAAAGCGATCAACAGCTTTGCCAGCACGAAAGGGTTGTCTGCGAGTGTCAGAGGTAAACTTACTGAAGACAACTTTAAAAAAGTAGTAGCAAGCAACCTTAAAAAAGTCATCAAAGATAGTGGCTTAAAAGGCTTGGGAGTTGCGCAACGCATTCCGGGCGCATTAAAGACAGGTGTAAGAGCAGGTCTGGAGGAATTTCCAGAGGAAGCACTGGATCAGTTTGTAAACGGAATTGTTCAGGACGCTTTCACGGGTCAAGATACATCTCTGTTTCAGCGTCTCAAAGACTCATTCTATGCTGGAGCTATCGGGGGTGTATTGGGATTATCGGCAGGAACTGTCCGAGGCATATATGACAAAGTATCAGGCAAGGCCACCAGAGCTACCCAACAGACTATTAGAGAAATGGAGACCAAGCTCTCCGATAGAGTAGCGGCAGAACTACAAGAAAGTGGCAGCCCGATCACCGCTGATGTCGTTAGGACGATCTTAGAAGCATCTAGTGGGCGGAAAACGATACCTGTTCCCGTAGGCGACGGAACTGCCCAGATAACCGCAGGTCAGTTGTTGGAGGCCACGCTACCCGCTTCGATAGAAGAAGTTCAGGAAACAGAAGCAGCGATCCAACAAGCCCTTGAGGGTGAAGAGGACGCTTCCGCGACAGTGGCCCGAGGAGGTCTCGACGGGGAGCCAGCAGACCCCGACCTCGACGACAGCAACAGGGTGTCTAACCTGAATGATAGGTATAAGCCAAAATCAGAAACCGAACAAGAAAAGAGCGACATCCCTGATAGCAAAAAGGAACAGGCTCGGGCTAAAGGAGTAGACCCCAACAAAGCTAAAGTTAAGAAAGCCTCACCAGACACTGCTAAAAACCGGAGCAAGAAAAAAGCAGAGAAAGACCAAAGAAAAAAAGCGAAGCAGTCAAAAAGGCGGTCAGATACCGCCAAGAAGATGCGAGCTAGGAACAAAGCGAAAGCTCAAGAGGCCAATGAGAGAGCGCAAGCAAAGAAGATGCAAGCAACGCCTAGAAGAAAGGCTGCTCCTAGAAAGGCCACTACGCAGAAAAATAAAGAGTCGTTTAATAATGTCGATGAGAAAAAATTTGGCACAAAGTTTAAAGCAGTCGCTGAAGAGAATGCTACTTTGTTAGATCTATTAGAATCGTTGGCAGTATCGGTGTATGTCGTTGAAGACTTCGAGCAAGCAAAAGCAGTTGCTAAAAGAGACGTCGAAGATCGAAAAGGAACGTCTTTTAAAACTACAATAGACGGCAAACCAGCCATCATTATGATGGCTGATCGGATAAACAGAAGTGACGGCAAGAGAAACACTAAAGGGGCTAGAAAGAAGTTACAACAGACTTTATTCCACGAAGCGATACACGCCAGCCAAGATACCTTTGTTACTGAAACAGGTAACCAAGAATTAGTAGTGCAAGCTGCACAGATATTCGACCCGAAGAGTGAGTCATATGATAAGGCGATCACCGAGTTCATGCAGAAGGAGTATAAGAACTTTAATGATCTATCCCCAAATCAGAAAGTTGCTGAACTCACCCGCGCTATTGTTGAAGGCAGGACTGATAACACAACCAGCGGCGCGTTGTCTCGCAGCGTAGTTTTCAAAGCCTACCTGACTAAATTCTTAGCTTACATTAAAAATATTTTTAGTAGTGTTGAAGGCGAAGCCGCCAGCCCTGATTTAGAAGCACTACAAACTCTGGTCGTAGGTATTGAAAAAACCATGGGCCTAACAACAGAAGATACTTCTGCCAGAGAACCAACTAACGAAGGCTTACCAGAAGCTCCCCCTAGAAGAGAGTCACCTGAAAAGACTACCCCTAGATTATCTTTTAAGTTAAACGAAGATAACGAAGTAGAGTTGATATCATTTTCCCACGGAAATGAGTCGTATTTTATAAAAGCTGACAGAGATGGCATCTCTGGAATGGACGCGACAACTTCTCTTAGGGAACCCGAACAAGCTCGACCGACAGAAGATTTGCCAGAAACTGCTTCAAAACAGAAAAAACAAGCCAGACAAAATCTAGAGTCTCAGTGGGCTGCGTATGACGAGGCCCAAAGAAAAATCTCTATCATTAAAAGCACAAAAGACTACAGGGATTTTGATAACTACAGGGAATCATACTTACTTATGCTAGATATCCTCGGCCCCGAGGTAGCAATTGGGGTCTTTAGTGCTTACTCGTCCCCCGATTTTAGTAGTCAAATAGAATCACTTTTTGGGGATGTGGCTGTCATAACAGGAGGCCCAAAAGATCCGACCACTGACACAGGTAGAGCCATCACTGTCCGCAAACTTGGAGAAGACGGGGAATTCACGGAGATTGAATTAACTAGTGCGTCCACCAGTGTAGGCAAAGTAGGCGACCAAAGAGTGCTAAGAGCTAAGGACGGCGATAATAACATCAGATTCAACGAAACTGGGCAATCTACCGACGCTGACGGAAACCCAGACGGCAAGTATGTCGTGGTCGCAAAAGAGTCTCCCTTCATAGCCCTGACTGGGAAAGGGAAGATTAACCTTAATGGTACGACTCGAGTTAGGGTGGGGGATGTTATACAGATTCAAGAACGACAGGACAGTGAAGATGTTTCGCAGTTTACGGTTACCCGCATGGTGCTTAAAGGGGATAGCGTTGACAGTGTTGACTTACTGCCTTACACCGAGACGCAAGAGCAAGACGCCGATCTTATTAAGGAACTACCAATAAAAGAGCTAAAAAAGAACTTTAGCGTCACAAGGTTTGCCAGCAGATATCTTGGAACCACTCAAGAATATGAGCAAGGCATAATAGATGAAAGGGTTGATCAAGAGCTTAATCCCAAATTTTCGTTTGAGCAAAGTCTCAATCAATACTTCAAAAAATTCTTCAGTGTTCTAGATAAAAGAAAAGAACAAAAAGATCCGTCTGCTCTTCAGGTTTTCAATAACCTGACCCCAGAGGAACAAACGACTTACAATAAAGTCAAGAGCCTTGTGGAAGAACAAGAAGGCCAAAGAAAACTTAAGATAGAAGAAGAGCCTCTTTTTAGGGACACCCTGTCGTTATTTAAAAAATTAGTGGATGTAGGGCCAGATGATAAGGGGCGATCTATTGGTAGTTTGAAAGACAAAACCTTAATAGGTAACTCCATCCTTAAAATAAGCCAAGATACAAAAAGAAAAGCTGAGAGAAAAATCTCACCCCCGGTAAGAAGAGGTGCTGCTGAAGATTTCCGACAAATGGCTATCGCCGCTTTGGGTGACACTAAACTTTTTGAAGCGACTTCCGAAATATTCAAGCCTTATGACGGAGATCTTGATTTTGTCGAACAGTTAGCGTCGTCAGAAGAGAACAATATAGAGAGAGCAAAGCAAAAACTAGTCGAGTATATAGTTAACAACGCCATCAAAGGTGGTTATCGCTGGCACTCTTCTACTAACGTAGAACAATCCGCTAGAAGGTTTCCTAGCGATCTCCGGGAAATCCTCGTGTTGTTAGGGCCACAAAGGCTAGCTAAAATAAATGAGGCAATAAATGGTATAATAGCTGAAAAATATCCCGTGCTTGATTTTGTAAAAACCCCTCCGGCAGGGGCTGTTAAAAAAGGAGAACTGTTTGTAGATAAAGAAAATAACCTAGTTGCCTTCGATAATAACCCCGTAAATATGGCGAGGGCATTGAACGATAAATATACCGTAAAGTTTAGTGTCCACGAAGAAGGGGTAGAAGATCCCCCTCCTAACAGCGTGGCTAAGAGTGAGATTAACCGTGCATTCAAATATGAAAGAATATTCAAGGATGAATCAGGGACAGTTTTTTACAAACTAACAGAAGTATCGGCCACCTATTTCCCAGTTAATGGGATACCAGAGATTATCCCCATCGTCACAGAAGACAAGCAGGTCATCCAGCTAAACTTCGAGAGAGACCCCGAGAGCGTGAAAAAAGTGGGGGCTGCTTCTGATGTTATACTAGAAAGAGAAAGTGTTTTCTCTGGTGTGTTAGCAGATGGTAACTTTTCGGCTTTTGCCACGATCCCGCGAACTGAATCCAAGTCCAGTAAACCCGATTTCAAAGTTAGAGGTAAGTCCAAGGATAGAGAAAGAGGACGCACAGGTAAAGATAAACTAGATGTCTCTATTCTTTTAGCCGAGTTGGCAGAGGCAAGTGATGCGGAACTTGAGGAGGTAGCAGTCACGGTTGGTCAAATGACGCCCGGATCAGTTATAGATAACGCTTATCAGGCAGCGAGTGTAGTAGCCCTGAATGATTTTATGGCGAAGTGGTTTCGTGCGAAACTTAATAGCTACGTTGATCTAGTAGAGACAAAAGATTCTAAGGGAAGGACGACGCAAAGACTTGAGTATGACCACGACACAGTAGTCGACGAGCTACTAAAACTTAAAATACAAAAGAAAAATAAACAGAGTGAAGAAGTGTCGTATTCTGTATTCTTGGAGTCTGAAGGTAAATTTGTACTAGATAATTATGACGGCAAGGATACTACAGAAGAGCAAGTTAAGGCTTTTATAACAGACGTATACCGCAACAGGGTGAGTTCTAGAAAAGGGTTTGATAAATCAATCCACTTGGGGAAAACACAAGTTAAAGGAATATTTCAAACCAGACTAAGTGCAGAAAACGAAGCGTCCAAAAAGAGATACGAACTTCCAGTAGTATCAACGGATCAGGATTTAGAGATAGAAGGCAACACCGGAGGTTTTAACCTACTAGATATTCTGGACCCCGTCTTATTAGAACCTCTTGGAGCTACCGCAGAAGGAAAAGAAGCACCCGTTACCAGTGCGCCATTACAAAGAGTAATCTATGATGAGTCCTCAGAATACGATTCTGTATCGGGCTTGGCGTTGACGACGGAAGACGTAGCTTCCGAGACGCCGGTAGATTTCCCCACCGCGCGACAACAAGAACCCGCTTTCCGACACGTAGTCCAAGGCATAGCCGCCCACTCACCCGCAGCAAGGACACAGGGGCAAACTGTTGATGGGCCCATTAGAATAAACGTAGGGGACGAAATTGTATCTTTTGTTCTCAAGAGACCCGACCCAGAAACTGGAGAGACCGCCCTCGTTACTCGGGATGCGCGTGAACTATCTCCAGTAGACGTACAGAATATCATATTCCGAAGCGGAAGCGACGACTCAACATCAGAGAATTTTTCCGATGTCGAGTCATTCAAAGTTGTTTTCCGAACACCGAGATCTGTAGACCCGGTATCATCTGGCTTTATTGATTATCAAACCCCTAGAGATTTAAGAGATTCTCAAAGACGAAGACAGAGAGAAATTGAAGCTGAGAACTATGAGAGATACGGCAAAGATAACACCATAGCTTACCGCATAGCGGAGTCTATTCGCACAAACCCACGTTTACTGCGCTCTGTTCTCATCGACGAAATCGGACCCGAGGGGATGCGTGAATTGAGAAATCTCTACAATAAGTTTAATGAAACTGGAAGAGATCTTAAACCTACCGACCCTGCTGACGACATCACACGAGGGCTTACTGATGAAGATGTAATAGGATTACTACTACAAGTTCAAGAAAATGCCTCGGTGGAGTCAGATAGTGCCAGAGCTAATGAATTCAATGCCCTGTTTAATAATGTGCAAGCCAAAGACACTAAGACTGCTAGGGGACTTAGTACTGTTCGTAATTTGTTGAGTTCAGTCTATCGCGCTGCGGTAGCAACATATAATGGGACAGATATCAGCGGCGCTTATGATCTTAGTCTTGATCCCGGGATTGGGGGTCAGCTACCCCTCAATCAGATAATTGAAAAAGCCCTAGAAGGTTCTGACGTAGAAATTGACCTGAGTCAAATTAATCCAAATGTTAGAGACTATTTAGTTAACACGGTTAGCGAGCGCCTACTTATCTTATTCGGTACGAATGTACAATCTGAACTCAGAGCTAAATCTACGGCTAAGACCGTCGCCCAAAGAAACGCGGCCCAAGAAGCGAATACAAAAGAAGCGGAAGAACTCGGACTGGAGTCGGGCGACCCCGAGTCCGTTAAGAGGGCGTTCAAAAAGATTGTTAATAATACAGACTACCCGCTGTATCTTCAGGCGACTGCACAAGCACTACTCGACTCGGAGACAGCTTGGGTAGATACCAAGTTCGTCATGGCATCTTTTTACGGGCTGGATGCGGCTGGACTCTTCAACAAAGAAAACAATACAGTTACCCTGAACCTCCGTGGGACTAACGGAAAATCTTTAGCTAGCGTTCTGATTCACGAGTATATCCACGCGATAACTCACGAGGCGATCAGTAACCCCACGAAAGCCGAAAGTCCTGTGGTTTCCAACTTGAGAAATTCCTACGAGGAGATCAAAGAACTATATGAGAAGTCTGAACAAGGGGTTCGCAGTATCGAGATGGATGAAGGACTGTCCAGCTTGGATGAGTTTATCTCTTACTTCTTTACGAGCAGCACTTTTCAAAATGAGATCAAGTCCCTCGCGGCGAAAGTTGGCGACACCGTAGCCCAGAAAAAGAACTTCTTTAGGAGGACCATCGACGCGATACTAGATATCATAGGAATATCTAAAGCAGATAGGAGAACTACTAGAGTTTACGACCAGTTGGTAGATATGCTTTACTACCTCCCGAGAGGTGAGGGATTCCGTCTTAGAAGTAGCTTTTCTAAAGCTGCTGGGCAAGCGGGGAAGGATTTAGCTAAAGAAGATAAAGAACGCCGTAGATCCAACGAGATCACCGAGAGACTCGCACCGCTGCCATCTGCTGCTGTGCCTGATGGCGATGAAAAATCGCGACCTTCGGCCTCTTCCCCACAAGACCCGAACTACCGGACTATAGAACCATTAGATACGGAGAGACAAAAGTTGGAGACTCAGGCGTTAGTGTCTCGCGTAAGACAACTAGGAGTTGTCCCCGCCGAAGTTCCAGTGTTGGTTGATTACAACTACCCGCACCCCTTTGCTATCGAACCGTCAGGAGTCATGGTTATTAACCCTGAACGACACCTGAATGACCTTTTAAATCTAGATATTGATAGCGGCACACCAGCCCATGATCTTTACTTGGAATCTGTTTTGGACCAAGAGATGGCCCACGTTGCCGACATTAACTCTTTGTCCGAGAAAGATATTATGGACTTTGCTAAGACCTTGTCTGACGCAGAGTTGACTCGGATGGGGGAAAAGTATTTCCTCAACCCGAAATACGAGTTACCCACCGACCCCACTGAAAGAAAAGCAGCCGTTAAACTTCTGACTTCCGAACGGTTACGGATGACCTTTCAAAATGTTCTTCGTGGCAAAGAAGGAGACACGGAGAGTGTTATAGCTTATCTAAAATCGTCCAACAAGACTAAGTCACTAGAGGCTGCTTACTTTGACCGAGCTTTGTCCAGCCTGAGATACAAAGCGAGGCTGAAGGCACTATCTCCAAAAGAGAGAGTTTTGATAACCCGCATGATCGCCGAGCGGAGACGCATGGCACTCAACTATCGATCCCCTAACCCCTACGCGACACAAGGACTTAAAGGTGAAGCCCTAGAGAGAAACGTAGAAATCCTGTTGTCACAGGCTAAGACAGACTCTGAAGATGATCTAGAAGAGAAAGCCAAGAAGATAGCAGAGGAGAAAGAAGCAAAGAGGAGTAGCAAGACGAAAGTAGAGTTCGCAGACCAGAACGAACACTACAATTTCAATCTAGAAGCTCCCGTGACCGAAACTCTGTCTGGGGATTTCCTAACTACGTTCAACCTCACCCTCGCAGTCCGAGAGGCCAAAGATATTTTGGGAGGAACAAAGGAGTCAACGAGGAAGAGAAAAGTTGAACTGTTAGTTGCCCATTATTTATCTGACTTACCAGAAGACTCAGGAGTGTCCGCCTCCGTTATCGGTGGCATTGGGGCTTCCACCCCCGATGGATCAGGGGAGCCGACAGTTCGTGTCGATGTCTCCGCTGACAACGAAGCTGCCCTAGACCAAGTCAGGTCTAGGATGTATGCTCTGGCGTCGCTTTTACAGCAGCAAGAACTCCACGAGATCGAAGTGTTATCCGTGCCCGATGGGGTGGATATCGAATATGGAGTTAAAGAGGGAGGGTTTGAAGACCAACCCGCAGGAATTATTGAACTCGACAACACGGTCAACCTCGCCCTCGGCACTCTAGATATCTACATCAGAGATGCTGGGCTAGACGGGTATACTTTCACAGGACAAGAAATCTTAATCTACAACACTACCACGGACATCGACCCCAAGGAATTCACCAAGAAGGTGGGGGAGGTTGCCAATAACATAAAAACACAATTCATCAATGACATCCAAAAACCTATCGGAGGCGTTCGAGCAACTAGCATCAGACTTAGGCGTACCAGTAAAGAAGGCGACAGTTCCAGAGAAATCAAGAGCTACGAAGAAGGTTACCTTCCTGATGGGGCTGAAACCTCCGAAGAAACAAGAGCCGCAGCCAACGCCCGAACCACAGTTGCCCGAAACATCCTTAGAAATACCGGAGGAAGAATCACAAACCCCGTAGGAACACAGAGACTTCTGTTTAGTGGGGCAGCCTTGTCCCCTGAACGGAAAGCCCTACTTACAAAGTTAGCTGAAATCTACGATGAGCTACCTACTGATGATGGGGCCGCGCAGACTAGAGAAGCGTACGACAGCCTTATCAAAAAGACTACGACCAAGTTTAGTAATCTATTTGGCACAGGTCGGGGTAAAATAAAAGTAATCGTCACTGATAGCAACCCTTACGCAGATCAAGAAAGTCTGGTAAATGACATTAGGAACGGTCAAATAAAGATCCAGAAGAGTAGCCCCAGCCCAAGTGACACCCACCCGATGTATGCTACCATCGACGGTCTGGATGCTGTTAATGAGAAGGGTGAAGGAGTCGCTATAAACGGAGACGACGCACTTCGCGCATTGTTCCGATTCGCACAGCATGGGATTACAGGGTCTGTGTCGCCTGAAGGTGCTTATACCTACCTTGTTTCCATGTTCTCTGATGGAACCCGCACCGGCCAAATGGCCGCGTGGGCAGCCGCCACGGAGATAAGATCCGAGGAAGCCTATAAAAGGTTTGGCCCGGAGAACGACAAGAACCCCGGCGAAGAAGGGTATGTTCCCGTCCCCGAGAGAAAAGGACCACCTAAAAAAGCAGCCCTCCTTCCGTTGGGCCTTGCAAAGACAGGTAACGAAGCTGTGGATAGTGGGCTGGATAATCTCGCTAGATCTCTAAGTGATACTGACGACGATCTCTTGAAAGGTAGTTACAAGCCTAAAGAGAAAGTTGAAGCTCCAGCCGATACCCCAGCTACAGCCCCACAAGGGCCAGCACCTCTAGCAGCATCACGAGTCGTGGGTGAAGAGACCCAACCGGACCAGCCGACACAGGCCGAACCCACTGTAGACACCGTGGAAGAAACCGTCCCATACAGGCTACCTGCACCCGAGACTGATTACACACCCTTCTTTGAGACTTTCGAGATGCCAATATTTGAAGTGGGGACATACAAGACACCTTCTAGTACTTTCACTAAAGCACTTATGGGGCCATATGATCGACGAATCCGTCAAATGACTGGGCAAGCTGACTCCGCTCAAAAAGCGGCTCTTGCGTCAATGAAGCGGAACAAGGAGGCACTAGACAGGATCATATCGAAGATGGACCCTGATGAGCAGGTTAGGATCAACAGGCTCATCAGTAAAGCATCCGGGCACAACGGGTCACTTTTGACCACTGAGCAATACAATCAAATCCAAGAGAAGTATGATGCTATGAGGAAGAGCATCTCGGATGCCGAGGACAGCAGCGCGTATCCCGCAGATGTCTTTACGGACATGGTGACTCTTGTGCTTGAAGCTAACCCTGACCTCTCTCAGGAGAAAGCAGAAGCTAAGGCTTTGAGTGAATTGAACATAAGAAAGTTTGATCAAATTGAGCAACTCAGGAGTGAGGAGACAGATAGGGTTAAGAAGGAAAACCGCCGAAAGCGGGGACAGCAACAAGCCAAAGCATACGCCGCGCTAGAAGCAGAAAACCCTGAACTCGCTAGGATAGTAGTAAACGTACGCGCTCAGATCGACGGACTGAGTAAAAAACTAAGCAAGAGCTTAGGCGACGATCATCTTAAACTCAGTATCACCATAGATGATAACTTAGGTATATATGTGACGAGATCTTACAAGTTCTTCGAGGATGCAGACTACGCTAAGGCCGTCTACGACCCCGCGACTAGTTACGAAGACCCTAAGTATGGCCCTACGCTAAAAGCCGCTGATCGGTTCTTTAAGAATATGTTCATCAAGCAAGAGCGCGAACGCCTGATGGAAGATAAAGGACTCTCCAAAGACGATGCGGATGCCGAGGCAATTGATACCTACAACAATAAGGAAGTAAACGGGATGTCTTATGGAAAACAACAACGCATTGATTTCCTTAAGAGCTACAAACCCGGTAAAGTAAGTAAAGATACACTTGGTTCAAACGGAGACGCCATTGCCGTCATAAAGGACAACCTACAGAGGAGAGATGACAAACCGCAAGTGATTCAAGATCTGTTTGGGGTTTATGGAGAGGATCAAGGAGCCGCCAACCTGATCAGCACACTTGGAGTAGTGGCTCGCCATGCGGCTAACCATTCGATGCTTAACGCATTTAAGAAGACTGCCGAGTCTCCTACAGACTCCGAAGGTAAATGGGTCTATTCACCTAAAGAAGTTGCTGGAAGCGTAGATACGATGCAAGAGGGGCAGATTCTAGAGTCTCAACTCCCACCGAACTATGCCCGTATCCCCGGAGATCTAGGCCACTCGGTCTTCTCCCCACTTCAAGGATACTTCGCGCCAGTGGCCCTCGTAGACGCGCTCAAAAAGGCTTCTGCTGAAAAATTCCAGAGCAGTGAGGGTAACGCTGGAAGTGAGACTATTCGTAAAGGGCTTAGTGCGCTCAAGCGATTGTCTGGGGTTGGTATGCTTGCTAAAATTCTGTATTCCGCAGGGCACTACTTTCGTAACATGGTCGGTCAGTCTATGATGGCTATCGCACAAGGGAGACCTCAACTCATGGTAACTTCCCTACCTCATCTAAAGAGTGAGCTTGGATATGTTGGTAAAAGGTTTTTTGGAAAAGAAATTAGTGAAGAAGCCTTTGCCGAACGCCTCAAGTTAGCGGGTCTCGGGATCGTTGAAAACGAGATGAGATCTCGCACGATTCAGGAGCTACTGCGCGGAGACGTCACCATGTCAGATGTTGAAGCGGAGATGACCAACCTCTTTAAAAAAGCAGGTAACCTGAAAGATACCGTATTATCCAAGTTCGAGTCCAACTTTGTGTTGGATAGACTTCTAGAGCTTGAGGCAGCTTCCGAGAACTTTATGAAGATCGCGGTGTTCCTCGACAACGTGAATGTTTTGACAGAAGCCGCCGCCGAAGGGTCCGGTAAGATCTATGGGGTAGACCTGTCCCAGATGAGTGAACTCGATATCGAAAAGTATGCTGCCGAGTTAACTCTGGACACCATGCCAGCACACTCGCGGACGATGCCAATCGTCCGAGCTTTTGCTAAAACCCCAGCAGCCGATCTCGTGTTCCCGTTCGCTCGCTTCACTACTGAAGTCTACCGAACTCAGGTCAACGGGTATACAACGTCATTCATGGAGATGAGAAGCGGGAACCCTGTTTTGGAGAACCGTGGCAGACAGAGATTCCTCGGACTACTTACGGCTCACAATTTGTCAATTATTGGGGTATCAGTGATCAACAGTCTCTTGTCAGATATCGGCCTAGAGGATGAAGAGAACCTCGATGAAGGCGGTCCCGGTTATTTGAAGAACCACGCTATCCTTTATCTCAGAGGTAAGCATATGCTATTCCCCAAATACACAAAGGGCGAACTCGCTGAGAAGCTCTTCTCGATAGACGTAACTTTCCTGAACCCTCTGTCTCCTATCGGTGATGTGGTATCACCATCTATACAAGCCATAGCAACAGGCAAAGGAATAGAAGATGCCGTAGTTAACTCTTTAGGAAGTTTGGTTCTCCAGACACTGGGTTCGCAACAGATTGTTGCAGGGGCTGTAACCGATGCCTTCATATATAACACGGACTCCTCTACAGACACACAAATCTCGATTGAAGGAGTTGATGACCCGATTGAGGCTTTTGGTAAAAAGCTCTTGTATGTCTTGGAAAAGGGACTTGAACCCAGAGTAGTTAAAGACTCACGAGCTTTGATAGATGTCTTCGCACAAGGAGAATCATACGAAGAGGATGAGTATGGTGCGTTGCCCACGATAATAAACTCTATCGCTCCTTTCAGGATACGGGCTGTCCCTCTCGAAAGGGATTACCGCAGCGCAATGTATTCTATCAGGGACAAGAGGAATAACGTACGCAGGGAACTATCCGGTATTACAACTAGGAAGCCCCTCGCACCCAGCGAGGTTAAAAATACAGCAGAAAAATACTTTGAGCAGAGCTACGGTCTCCAGAAGGAAACGCTTGGGATCACCCAGACATACCTGAAATTAGGACTAGGTGTCCCCACTGTTTATGACGAAATGAAAGGCATCATCGGCACAGGGTTCGCGGACGATGTCAGCAGGGGAGTCTTCAGAACACCGGAAATGTCTGATCAAATGATTTCTTCTTTGCAAAACCCAGCGCGGGGAGGGCAATATGGCCTCAGTAGAATAGGGAACTTCAACCGCGCTAGGTATGAATATGGATTTATAAGAAGTCTTTATCAGGAATAAGTAGGGCCGGTCGGGCTCGAACCGACGACCAAGGGATTATGAGTCCCCTGCTCTAACCACTGAGCTACAGCCCCGTTCCCTGTACCCTGAACCCTGTCATTTGATACAATGAGCGATTATGTGACCATTTTTTTCCTGCTAACTCAATTTTTTGTAATTGTATTTTTGGGGGTAAAAATGATCAAAAATGTTTTTTACGATGGGTTTAACCGCCGAAAGAAAACTAAAAATAAAAGATAATAATTTTTACCCACCTAAGCTCACCATCAGGGTTCAGGGTGAAGGATTCAGGATACAGGGTTCAGGATGTTAATCTTATTTTCCTGCACCGCTCCTTTGCTTGGCTCTCCCGAACTCCTTCTCAGATACTTGACGTTCATTGTATCCGAATGGGAACCGGAACTCGTCAGAGTCAAATCCCCAAAGGTGATACTGATTGGCCGTATCAACTAATCGGGACTCGGCTGGGAATAGCTGCACGGCCTCCATCTCCTCGCCCAGTAACTGATTTTTTATTTGTTGCACATCTCTCCAATCGAACATAATCCGACGATCCTGTCGCCGGATTGAGAGGTGAACGAGAGTGGAAGACGGCGGTGAACCCGGATAAGATCTTTTAGTAACTTGGTACTTATCATTATACCAACTCTCATCGCCGATAACTTCTTGAACGGCCTTGAGCGCCTCCTCCGGGGTCACTCCCTCTGCCTCGATGTATTCTTGTTGCAAGCGTTTGACTTCGCTTATGGAGATGTACCCTCGAACGAGGGGCTGCCACTCAGTAACTTTCTTATTTCTTTTTATTTTTCTTTTTGCCATGATTAATTAGCTGGTTCAGGATTCAGGATTCAGGATTCGTGGTCACGAGGATCTTCGTCTGCTAAGATACCTTGAATCTCTTTGAAGAGGTCTTCAGATACCTTGGCACACTCTTTCCCCTCGGTGCAATAGGGCGCGGCTACCGCCATACAGAACCTCCGCAGGGAGATGTCAACGTCGGCCCGAGAACAACGGATTGATAGGTCAGGCCCGAAGGCGATGCAGCCCCAACGACCGTTATACGATTGGGCTTTTATATCGACGACACATTGGTGGTGTCCTTGTAGTTCTATTGTGTGATGAATCATAACTTATTTTTGTATTTTTATTAACTTCTGGTGGGTCTTCTAACTCCCAGTATTTTGCTCTTGTAAATGTCCAGAGATATCCTCTGAACCGGTTTTGATTGAGTGGGTCTATGGATGCACTGATTACCTCCGAGGTATACAAGTATGTGTCCCGATGAACCACTTCGTGACCCGCGCCATGTGATGATCACATCACCCGGGCGTAGTGAGGAGATATTGATAGGTCTCCCCCAATCAAGCCAACTCCTCGCCATGCTGTGGCCGCTCGGCAAGGAGAAACCACTGGAGGAAGCGACTTCGCTGACCCAGTTAGCGCACTGGTAGGACACGCCTCTCCGATAATATTTACCTTCCCATTCCTTCGCTTTCACGATTAAACTGGAACGCTCTACATAGGGTCGAAACGGTCTCCGCTCCTGCCCCTCGATTGTTTGAGCCATCATCATAATGATGGCGGCTGTGTGTAGTAGTTTCATATTTATTCTTTCTATTTAAAAAACAGACAAGCGATTACTATGGCTAGGATTTGGACCAGTATAAAGGCCGCGCACCCCAAATAGCAATCAGTCAGTTCTGGGTTGTTATTGTACTTTTTCAGGTTCTCGACTTCTTTCTCGGCCAGTTTGTTGCCCTCCTTCGCGAGTTTCTTGTTGGCCTCGATAAGTTCTTTTAGCCTCTTCGTGTTCAAAGGTCACACAGGTGAAGGTGAATACCTTTTATACCCTCTTTGACCATCGTCGATGTTTGATGGTCGATGTCGGCCATGAAGATATGTCCATCAAAGGTGGCATAGCTTTGTCGATACATGAGGTTGAAGTCGAGCCAGTCCTCGAAGGAGATGCTATCTCCTTTTCGGTAGACGACAAACGAAACAGCGGTTTCCGCAGTGTGGTCACCACCCTGCATCACCATGCCCGTCGCGTCCAGACCCAGATCATTGATCAGGTCGATTCGCTTTTCAACCTCGATGGACAACTCAGCCATGTCTAGCCCGAGTCCACCGTAGTCATGTCCCTTAACTAATATTCCTATAATCATATTACTTACACTTTGTTACTTTGATTCCATTACGACGACCTCGCCGAATGGGTATTTCTTAGAGTCGCCTGACCAGTCGAGCCAGAGAACTGGGAACTCTGGTTCCACGAGACTATCCAGATCGTATGACTCACCATCAGTCATATAGATCATGCCTACGCAGTCAGGAGCTACACTGTTCACATAGTCGAATCCGGGCTGAAGCGCGGTGCAACCACCATATGAGAGCTTGTCAGGGACCGTGTCACCCGGCAGGATCTCGAAGCTCTCCTTGAGCCGGTCCGACACAGAGGCGATATGAATGCACTCAGGCTTGACTCGGTCGAGGAACTCTTGAAGTTCCGCTAGCATCTCAGAGACCTTATCTTCGGGCACGGAGTAGCTGACATCAAATATGGCTGCGGCTGAACCCATCCTCTTCCTGCCTCGGCCAGAACACACTAGCCCAGTGGACGAGTATATCTGGTGGTTGAACGGTTTGTTCCAACCCTCGTCGGCACGGGAGTCCATCCAGTTGCGGACGGCGTAGTGCCAGTCGCCGACATCTGGTCGCCGCCGCTGATCGAACAGCCGTTCGCCAAGGCCGTTGTCTGCACCGACACCCGCCTTAAGATCCATTTTCTCTTGCAAGATAGCTCTCTCGGCTCGCTCCTCGATCTTACGAGAGACATCCTCAAGAGTCTCGCCCGGATCTACTTCCGGCTCAACCGTGTCAGCAGAACCCGTGCCAACCCAGTCATCACCAAGGATGTCTCGGTCGCTCGGTCGATTGCCGCCGCCCTGCTGGTCACCCTGCTGGTCACCCTGCTGGTCACCCTGCTGGTCACCCTGCTGGTCACCCTGCTGGTCACCCTG